AACGAATTTTGCAACGCTTTCACCGATGGCATTTTCCAGAAGGATTTCGCCTGGTACGTTCGTGACAACAAAGTCGTGAATGATTTCGTCAACGGTTACACCTTCTCAGAGTTCGCCTGACCCTGTAGAATTCAAACAACAATCCACCAAACAACGGATCCCCATGACTCAAACCGCACTCGTTGAATCGCTGCCCATCTATCAAAAATGGGAGAGCAGCAAGCAAAGCATCTGGGAGGGAAGCAAATTCCAATCCTTTCGTAATATCCCATCCCCTAAGTCCAAAGGGTCACAGGGTGAGAAATTGGTTCAGCAGATCATGGAGGCGCTCGGACATCGTGTCGATCGTCCCCAGAATTCGGATCATGATCGGATCATCGACGGCATCAAAACAGAAATCAAGGTCAGCACCACATGGAACGAATCGCTGTCCAATTGGACATGGCAGCAGATCCGAGATCAGGATTACGATCGGATCGTCTTCGTGGGCATCAACCCGAACGATATCCACGTCTGGTGGGCAACGAAGGAAGACCTTAAAGAGTTCGTGCTCGGACGGGATAAGATGAGACAGCACGCAGGCAAAGACGGAGGGCAGGAACTTTACTGGATTCAGGGCAGCGGGCGACTGGATTGGTTTCGTGATTTGGCAGACTTCTGAGTTTACCATGGGGGAAGGGGTCAAACCCTTCTCTTTTTTTTATCTTTAGATTTCGTTATACAACACGTCCCCGATGTTGNCCCCTTATATGTTAAATAGCGCGATATAAAGCTATGGGTCCCTCCTAACCTACAAACCTTTACAAACGCTAGCGAACTAAAAGGTCTTTGAAAAAAATAAATCCCCCTATATAAAAAAAATTTTCCGTGGTATAATAGATACTAAGGTCGCTCAAAAGACTATGAAGGACAAATACGACATCTATTGTCGGGACAGAAAGATTCACAAAGAAGTCTCCGAGGAGGAGATGCTAGATATTCTTGCTGATATGGCAGATAGGTTCCATGAGACAGGAGATCCTGACCCCGACACAATTCACGTCGAGCTTATCGAAGAGAGTGGCAAAAGACGTTTTCTCACACAACCTGTATAAGACATGGCATCCGTATTAGACAAGACACAACTCATGATGGTGAGGATGTTAGATAACTGGACAGATACGCTGACCGTCTCTCTGGCAGCTCCATATCCACCTGGGGTTGATATGAATCCAGTAAATGATTACATTGCGAGTTGGAGAGTACAAGTCAGTGATAATGTCCAGACTATCACAAGGACACCAGGGAGTGGGCAGCCATCAGATTGTTCTCCATGGNNAANTATTTCTTTGAAATATCTTGCAGCACCAATGCAGATTCCGAGTGGTACAGACACTGTAACTTCAGCAGTGACTGGTGAATTTGACAAGGAAACAATTTCTGGTGTTACGTATCCAGTCATGACAGGAGGACCAGGGATTACAACTTTGACTGGCACATTTAGTGGTGCATATACAAAGATTCTTTTCCCATGTGATCGTATGCAATGGTTACAGGATGATGCATATGGAGAGGATCAACAGAAGAAGTTAGAGCAAAACACATCACCAAACGATAAAGGTTTAGTTGATATGCTATTATCTCCTGATTTTCCAAAGAAGTTACCTGATGGTGGACATTACGATCATCTAACAGAGTTTCGTCCTGATCCTACACAATTTGTGACATTGACCTATACAATTGTTGTGAACTTAGTATTGGACGGTGTACCTGTTGTAGAGACACATACATTGACACATAAGGTAGAGAATAATCCTTTGAGAAATCCTACGTTATGTCGTACATTAGTAGAGAAGCAAACTGATCCTGTAAAGAGACAAACTAAATATAATACGGGTCGTGGTAGAGTAGGATACGATCCATTCGAGATCAAGGAGTCATAATGGCAGGATCAGTACCAATCACTAGAATTGGAGATGCAGATATTCCTCATTGTTCTGGCATGGTCAGAGCAGTGGGGTCTCCTGATGTGTTTGTAAATAATATTCCATGGAGTAGGCAAGGAGATAATAATACTGCTCACCTACTTCCTGGCAGTCCATGTCCAACCCATGCTGCACCAATTGCTATTGGATCTCGGACAGTCATTGTCAATGGTGTTGGAGGTGGACGAGTGAGTGATGCTACATGTACCGCAGTAGCCAAGGGATCCCCTAACTGTTTTGCGGGGGGCGCACCTGCATTTGTGAAGAGACCTTCAGGACCCACATTAGAAATTGGATAATGTCGAAGACGCCATATAAGTTTGATCTCCCAGAAGATCTGAAGATTACTGAGATTGAGGGAGTTACTGAGAAGAACCACATAGCGACCTCTTGGGAGATCTCAAAGACTTTTATGTTCGGGAGGAATAATAATCCTCCTGATGTTGTTTATTACCAGGATGTAAGTGTTGATCATCGCAAGAAGCTCTCTTTCAATGTAGAAGATGTTCTAGAGCAAAACAAAGATTATTGGGTACATGCGAAGTATCACACCAATGTTGATGCTCCAAACGCAAAGAAAGTTGAAATCGTTGCAATTGTCGATAAATCATCCACAACCGTTAATCTCTTAGGTTATCAAGATCCTGTAACTGGTGATGTTCTTACATATGGTAGAGAACTGATCTTTGATATTGAACCAGGCATGAGAATTGACTATCTACGAACTCTCAAAGGGTTTGTGGGTGGTGCAGCATTTGATAACGATGTATTAGTTAGAACTGTAGATCTAAACGCAAGAACCTTTACAATTACAAAACCACCAAAGCATAGTGGTAAGTTTGTATTTTCATTGACAGAATGCATTTCTACTGATTGGAGTGAAGAACTTCGTTTCAATACTGAGATTGGTACATGGGCAGTGATGGAATTTAATCCTGCAACGAATAATCCTGCTGATGTTACAGTTCAGGCAACAAATACTGCTACGTTCAGCGTCATAGCAACAATTAGTGATGCATCAACAATTTACTATCAGTGGCAGGAAAGAAACCAGTTCAACACGTTTGTAGATATGCCAGGAGAGACAGGAACGTCTCTGGTGATTGCAAATACGTCTTATGTTGATGATGACGGTAGAGTATTCCGTTGTAAGATTCGTTCAATATACAATCAAGAAAAACTATCAAATGCAGCAACTCTGACTGTCACACCTGCAAATATCACAATTACAGTCAATCCTAATGACGTTACAGGTGTCAATGGATCTACAGCAACATTCAATGTCACAGCAACGTTGGATGTCCCTGGTACATTAGTTTACCAGTGGCAGAAGAGAGAACTGAATGAACAGATCTTCAATGATATTGCTGGCGCTAACTCTACATCATATACAACAGGTACATTGAATTCAGCAACGGACAGTGGCGATTCTTATCGTTGTAAGGTTACTAATGTCAATGCTGCTCCTATATTCTCTGAGATTGCAACGATCATCACCTATGATTATGACATATATGTTTCTCCTGCTATTACATCAGGACTTACGAACGAAACTGTCAACAACTGGATCTTTGCTGTTCATGGTCCATTGATTATCGACGCTCACAGTTTCAGTACAAGAGACTTCACACTGATTCCTTATCAAGATCAAAGTCGTCGTATTTGGATGTGGGGTGAAGGTAGAAACAGTGTTAGAGCAGGTTATGCGACAGGATCATACAACTTTGTACAAAATCAAAATTACCTAGCACAACTTGATACTGGTGGTGGTGATGCTGGTACATCATATGGATGGGTTGGTGGTAGTAAAGGTGGTGGATATGCAGGTCTCTTCACAGGGACCTCTGCATCGCAGTCTAATGCCCTTATGATCGCTGGTGGTGCTGGTGGTACTGGATTTGGTCATGGATCGTCTCCTGGAGGCACTGGAGGCGGTCAGAACGGTGGTGGAGGTACATCTTCCAGTGACACCGAAATTGGATCTACTGGAGGTGGTGGCGGTAGTCAGATCTCTGGTGGAGGAGGAGGGGGTGCTGGAGGATCCTCTGGTGGTTCTCTGCAAGGTGGTAGTGGTGGCAATGGTCAGCAAAATGGACACCCCAACGCTGGTGGCGGTGGAGGTGGCGGTGGTGGATACTACGGCGGCGGCGGAGGCGGCGGTGGTAACGATAATGGTAACTCCACCCGTAACGCATCTGGTGGCGGTGGTGGATCAGGTTATATCCATTCATCTATCATTTCTGGTACTACTGGAACTTCATCTGACAATCAGGATGACAATCAAGGATCTGGTGGTAATCCAAATTCTAGAATTGTTATCGAATCTGCAGTCGAAGGACCATACACTGCACAAGCAGGTATTGCAGAATATCCAGTTACTATGTCTAATAGACCCGATTATGGTTGGTACACAAGATCTGGTGGCACACAGACCACACCAACATCAGGTGTACGTCAACTTGTTATTCTTTGGAATGGTAGTGTCATCTATGATGGAAACAGTTCTATCATTGCATCTGATGGTACAGCAACAATTGGAGCATACAAGTACATCCCAGGCACATATAGATCACCTTCTGCTTATGGTTGGGCATCTAATGGCACCACTCCTGGAACACAGTCTCCTCCGAGCGGAGATATGTGTAACTCCTTCGATATCAGCAGAGAGGGTTGACACGACTCTCTCCATCCTTTATAATGAATCTGTAACTAATTTGATCTAATGGCAAAAATCAAATCTTTTCTGAAGTCTGAATGGCAGCCTGGTCCTCCAAAGAAAACTCTTCAGGGATCTGGAAAGCACACCAAATATGCTGCTACGAGTCGTAATGCTGCTCGTAAGCGTAGTCGAGGTCAAGGCAAGGGATAAATAAAAGAAACCCTTGTGAGATGAGTTGTCTAATTACTAACCTACCCTCAGAAGAAGTATGGGTTCGTAAAGAATATCTCACTGATCATCAGTTTGGTCATGGTGAGTTTGTCAAAGGCGTCTGGGTATCGGCTAAGTCGATACCTGGGCGCACTTTTTATTTTGAGACATAAAAAGAGCGGGATAGTAACCCCGAAAAAAGTTCCGATCAACCAAATTTACAATAAAATGTCACATCCACAACACTTAGACGGTTCAGTAGATAAAGCAGAATCATTTATTGAATCTGGAATGACTCTAATTACTGAAGTTGAGTCAGAAAAGTGGTTAAAAATCCACGAACAGAACAAAAAACGAGCAGCTGCTAGACCACCAGAGGATAGACTCTCTAGACAATGTGGTGGACAGGGCGGATTTGATGATTTCGTAGAAAGATGGTCTGAATAGTAAACTAAATAAATATAATCCGACTTTGTATAGTGCCTCATGGCGCAACCTATCATACTGTCAAGATCATTCAAAGACTTAGCATTTAGTTTTGGGAAGCATCCAAAGACTAGTGATGTGCTCATTAAGAAAAATGAGCAGGCGATAAAAGCTGCTGTAAAGCATCTGATTCTTACAAGTCCTGGTGAGAGACCCTTTCAACCAAATCTTGGTACAGGAATTAGAAAACTGCTTTTTGAAAACCTAGATTATGGTACAGCATCTAGAATCTCTCAAGAGATTTCTAGAACTATCAAAACATATGAGAAGCGAGTTATTTTGAACAGGGTCAGAGTAAACCCTGATCCAGACAATAATCGATTCGATGTCTTTATCGAATTTGAAATTATTGGTCAACCGAACCCTCAAGAAATCGATTTCTACTTAGAGAGCACTAGGTAATAATGGCAAACACTAAACTTACCGAATTAGATTTTGAGAATATCAAATCTTTATTGAAAGATTATCTCAGAAATAATACAGACTTTACCGACTATGATTTTGAAGGTTCTGCACTTTCAAATATCGTAGATCTTCTTGCATATAACACCCATTACCAATCATTCGTTGCCAATATGGTTGCGAATGAGTCTTTTTTGGATTCTTCCATCCTAAGAGACAATGTTGTTCTACACGCTAAGAATCTTGGTTACCTTCCAAGATCTGCAAAGTCTTCCAGTGCTCTTTTCAACTTCAACGTATTCGCAACTTTTGGGGGTTTGATCGGTAGTGCTCCTGGTTCGATCACAATCAAAGCAGGAACAGTCTTCAATGCAGTCAAAGACAAAGTAACTTACTCTCTGTCAACTCCAGTTGATATTGTTTCTCCAATTGTTTATATCAATCCACAAAGTCCTGGATTGGGAGGAACCTCAGCATTTACTGGAGTAAGACTATATGAAGGCACATATATTTCTACAACTTTTGATGTAGATTATTCAAATCTTGATCAAAGATTCATTATTCCAAATACTGGAATTGATCTTGACACCTTGATTGTAAAAATTCAACCAAATTCACAGTCAACACAACAGACTGTATATACAAGAGGGGTAAACATTACCCAAATCACCTCTGAAAGTAAAGTATATTTTGTCCAAGAAATTGAGGACGAAAAATATGAGGTCGTTTTTGGTGATGGCGTCATTGGTCAAAAACTTGCTAACGGTTCAAGAATCGTAATTACATACATCGTTTCAAGTGGAGCAGATGCAAACGGTATTCAGGGTAATAGCAACTTCATTTTTTCTGGAAATGCTACAAATAATCTGTTGGTAACTCCAAGTTCCCAAACAGTTACTATTGCTAATGCACCAACAACCGAAGGTGGTGCTCAACCAGAAACTATTGACTCAATCAAGTTTCAGGCACCAAGATTCTACGCAACACAAAATAGAGCAGTAACAGTTGCAGACTATGCCACTATTGTTCGATTGGTTTATCCGAATGTAGATGATATTTTCGCTTATGGTGGTGAAGAAGCAAGTCCTCCAGAATATGGGAGAGTAAAGATTGTAATTAGACCAAAATCTGGTGAAATTTTATCTGCTAGTACAAAAACCTTTATAACTCAAAAACTAAGACAGTATAAAGTAGCATCACTCTCTACTGATATTGTTGATCCATCAGTATTATATCCTGTAGTAAATAGCACAATTTACTACAATGCTCAAACCACTACAAAAACTTCCTCAGAAATCAGAAGTTTGGTAGAAAGTGCAATTGACTTGTATGAAGCATCAACAGCATTGAATAAATTTGGTGGAAAACTGAAATTTAGTAAATTGGTTGGTGTTATTGATGATGCAGATTCCTCAATCAGTAGAAACGTAACTTCTGTCACGATGAGGAAAGATTTGAAGGGGATTCTAAATACAAAAGCATCGTATGAACTCTGTTACGTAAATTCATTCATTGTAGACACTGATGCTCCAGTTATAACTTCGACTGGATTCAAATTACAAGGTTATACCCAAACGTTTTTCCTTGAAGATGACTTCTCTGGTGACTATGTAAATAGTAACAGGACAATCAAAAATGTAAGGGCATATTACTTGAACAATTCGATCAAAACGTATCTCGGAGATCCAATTGGAACTGTAGATTACTCCAAAGGTGAAATTCTTTTAGGTCAAAAGAATTCTATTGTCATTACAGACACCAGTGAATCAGGATCTATTGTAAAAGTAACGGCAAGACCTGCCCAACCAGACATTTTTGCTCAAAGAGAAGTTTTTCTGTCACTACAAAAAGGTAACCTTCAGGTATTAGCGGAGTCGTAAACGAATGATCAATATTTCTCAGTTAGTCGATAGTCAATTACCCGACTTTTTTAGGCAGGAGTATCCAGTATTTGTAGATTTTTTCAAAGAATACTATAAATCACAAGAAGTAGATGGTTTTTCTTCTAATATTCTGAGAAAAATCCAAAGTTATCAAGATTCTGACTTTTATAGAGATGGTCTGATTCTTGAGACGACTTTGGGTGCAAATCTTGCGTCCAATGATACCGATATTCAACTCGGCATAAATTCAGACTCAGATGGACAACCAATTTATAATAGATTCCCAAAAGAGGGTCTTCTTCTGATTGATGATGGTACTAATAGGGAAGTAGTACAATACAAGAGCATTAGTGCAACTGGATTAGTAACTCAAGCAAAAAGAGCATCTTCTGGTAGAGTAAAACTTGGCGATCTCTTGAATGATGGTGAATTTATCACTACAGAAACATCATCATTCACCTCTGGAACGAAAGTTACTAATATTTCGCACCTTTTCCTTGCAAATCTTTTCAAAAGTCTAAAGAGTCAGTATTTCTCTGGTATTCCCATTGAAAGACTGAACTCTGATATTTCAGTACCAACGATTCTGAAATATATCAAGGATTTTTACACTTCAAAGGGTACAAGTCCAGCAATTGGATTCTTGTTCAGAAGTGCTTTCAATGATGAGAAAGTTCTTGTCAGATATCCAAATGAACAGCTACTCAAATCCTCAGTATCAACTTGGTCTGAAGATACGATCATTCAGGGATCTCTGATCAAATTTGCCGAAGGCGTAACTGCAGATGATCTGCCAGGTTTAGTACTAAAACAGATTACTTATGGTTTTGATGAGTCTATCAAGGAAGCAACTGCTTCTATTGAGAAGGTTGTTCCCATCAAATCTGGAAATGAGACTATTTACAGAATTTTCTTGAATAATGAATCAATTATTGGAAACTTTCTGCCTACAAACCAAACAGTTAGTAGAACAACGTTTGGACCAAACAATCAATCGATTATTGTTGACTCAACTGTAGGATTCCCAGAAATCAACGGAGAATTCTATATTGAGGGTATCAATGATGCAATAGGAAATCCAATCTCATTCTCATATAAGGAAAAGACTGCTACTGAATTTTATGGAATTCGTACATCATTCAGTTTTACTGGTGTAACTAAGAATAAGTTTATCTATGGTTCAAACATTTTATATGTTTGTGCTAATACTGAGATAAATCCACTTCAGGAAGGATTTTTTACATCTTTCAGACCTTCTGGTTTGATTGAAGATATTGAGATTGGGTCTGCTGGTCTTTTTGTAAAAGAAGGTGATATCATTGAATTGGGTCTTTCTGGAAAGAGTCAGGATAGTCCTATCAACTCATATTGGAGACAGAATGTCCCAGGTAATGATGGTCAAATTAGAGAAGTGAACGTTGCTGGTCAAATGAGCAACGCTTACTTGACTTCTGGATATAGGGTTGCTGTCGGAATCACTCAAGTTTTTGAAAATGATCAAGCAGTTTATGTTTCATCTAGCGGATTCCCAGATGTTGCTGGTAGCATTGGTGACATCAATGCATCTGGACCAAACACAAACCTAGAACCAGCTTCTCAGAGACACCTCAAGAAGATTCCTAAGGTTGTCTCATTTGGTGAAAAGAAGACTAAACTTCCTGATGACACCACAATTGCAGTTTCTGTTGATGGCGTTCCCATTGTTTCTCCAACAGGAACAGGAACTAGTAACACAGATAAACAACTTGTAGAGCAAGGTGACATTCAAGAAGTTGTAATTACAAACGGAGGATCTGGATACACAGTACCCCCAATTGTAAGTATCGATGGAACAGGTGGTGCATATGGTGTTGCGAATATTTCTGGAGGAAAAGTGACCTCGGTTACGCTCCAAAATTCTGGTGCAGCATATAACATTACTCCAAATGTAACCATCTCTGCTGGATCTGGTGCAATACTTTCTGCAAATATTGCAGCAAATGATAAGACTGGAGCAATTGATAATCTGACAATTACTAGTGGTGGTAAGGATTATACTCAAGTACCAGATATTATCATTGTAGACGAATCTGGAAGGGGTAGAGGTGCCAAATTTGTTGTAAGCGGTCTTGACCAATCAAATAATGGAATCATTAGTGTCAGAAAAGTTGCTGGTGGATATGATTATGATATAACAAAGACAAAGGTATATGTAGTACCCAGTGCCAGTGGAGCAACAGCAGTTGCTAAAGTTCGTCAGTGGCATAGAGATAATTATGCAGAGTATTCCAAATTCAGTGATAGTCAGAATGGATATATTTTCCCTGGATCTATTCCAGAATATCATGATGCATATTATTATGTCGGAAATCCAGTAGGTATTAGAAATACTCTTCAAGACAATATCAATGGACAACTTGAAGCTCAGGGTAACCTAGTTCACTCTCCTATTGTTGCATGGTCATATGATGGTGTGCCAATTTATGGTCCTGTTGGATATACAAATCCATTTGACACCACATCAACTCTGAAGAGACTTCAATCATCTTACTATCTGAAATCTGGTCGTACACAAGGCACTGGTCCTGCAATTGGACAGTATGCTCTTGGAACGTTTGTTGAAGACTATGAGTACAGACCAGAAGGTGATTCTCTGCATAAAGACCTTGATGAGTACAATGGAAGATTCTGCAAGACTCCAGAATTTCCAGAAGGTAGATATTGCTATTTCTTGACAATTCACCAGAGTGATGATCCTAGTACAAATGATGGTCAGGTTGTAAAACCAAGATACCCTTACATGATTGGTCCAAACTACAAGTTTGCTCCAGAAACAGTCAACTTTGGTACAGGTTCTACTCTTAGAAATCTTCCTAGTGATGTAACTAGAATTAGAGATGATAATGATAATATTCCCCAGTTTGGAACCACAGTAAACGCAGAGGTAACCAATGTATCCTCTGGTTCTGTAAATTCAGTAATTATTGAAAATGGTGGAGAAAACTACCAAAATTCTGGCATAACTGTCACACCAAAATTTGGTGCGGGAGATATATTGTATGTTGATGACACAAATACTCAAGGTGCTGGTTTCTCAGGGGTAGTTTCATCGATTTTGCCAAAAGACTCTTCTGGCACTATCATCGGAACTTCATCAATCTCTGCAGGAGACATCAACGGAAATCTTGATTCCAGGTCGCAGAGAATGACAATTCCTGCACCAACTTATGATGTACCAACTTCAACATTGACTTATAATAGAATCAATGATGGTGATGTAATTTCTGACAGTTCAAAGACTGCACAGAACTTTATCAATGCTATTGAAACTTCTAACACAGATAGTAATATTCTTCTCAAAGATTACAATATTTCTAATTTGACTACGGGAGATACTCTTGAGATTGGAGAAGAAATTGTATATGTAAATGGTGCATCAACAAATAGTCTGAGATACGCATATTTTACAGTTGGTCAGATTTTTGCTACAACTCCCATCGGTCCTGCAACAGACCAAGGATTTTTCTACAAGTATCGTAAAGGCAAAATTGTTGCAGATTCACTGTATGCTGATGTTGCTGGTAATGTTGTCAAGATTGCCAATGTAATTGGTATTGATTTTGAGACAAATACTTTGAAGGTTGAAATGATAACTCAACCTGGATCAACAAATAGATATCCTATCCCAACTGTCGGTACTTCAATTGCAAACGCACCTGAGAATGATCCAAGATATTCTCAAAATATTACAGTTGTCTCTAACATAAAAGAAGTCCCAGTTATTCGTGGATTTGACGGCACATCTACAACAATTCATAAATCTGACTTACAAATTACTAGTCAGGTTCCAACAGGAAAGGTTAGTGAGTATATTACAAGATTATACGTCACTAGTGCCACTATGGACATATTTTCTGTTGGCACATTTATCAAGGGTCAGAACTCTGATGCTACCGCAAAAATTGTAAGAATCGAAACGCTCACATCAACCACTGGATACTTGTGGGTCAACGAACTTGCTGAAGGTCCTGATGCAAGCGATCTTCCAAAATTTGGTAATTTCGACGTAGGTTCTGGAACTTGGAGTTCAGAAACTATCCAAGAAGTTGGTAGTGGCAATGAAACAACTGTTACAGAAAATGTTGCTGTGGCAGATACAACAATTTTTGTCAATAATACAGAGTTCTTCCCAATCAACAGATATATTGTTGTTGGTGCAGAACAGATGCGTGTTGTCTCTAAAACCAGAACTGAGTTGACGGTTGCTAGAGCACAGGGAGGAACAGTTGCAACAACACATTCCATTGGTGCCAATGTTGCTGTCGTGAACGGTCAAGGAACATTTACTTCTGATGTTTACTATGTTTCTGTAGATCTTAAGAATCATCAGAAATTTACTACTACCAGTACGTTCAAAGATCGTAAAGAACAGACAGTTAATGTTGATACTGTAGAAAACTTATCTGTTCCTAGTGACGTAACCTCACTGTTTGTGAAACCAAATAACAGTGAATTCTTCAAAGTTGGTAATATCTTCAAAATTGCAAATGAGCAAATTAGAATTGACTCAATAAATGGTAATGTTTTTGGAGTTACTAGAGCATTCAATAATACAACTGCAACAGTACATGCAGAAAATGCTCAGATGACTAACTTATCTGAGCTCATTGCAACGTTGACAACAGATAGAGTACATGGGTTGATCAAAGGAGACTTTATAGAAGTTTTTGGAGATCCAGCATCAGACGCTACAACTACTACTATTACAGTCACTTTTATACCTGGAAATAATAAATTTGGATTCTCAAGTATTCATACCAGTGGTGTAGAACAAAATCCAAATCTAAGTTTTGTGTATGGTCATAATTATATCTTTGATGTCTCGGAAGCTTCCAATACTGGAACAATTCTTTCATTCTTCTTAGATGATAGTTATTCAAATAGTCTTTCTGTAGAAAGATCTGGAACTCCTGGTAATGCTGGAGCAACTGTTTCTTTGAAAGTAATTAATAGAACAACTGTCAATCTATATTACAATAATAGCAATAGTCTTATTACTGATAGTTCTCCGAAGATTAGATTTATTGAAGATCCTTACAATGTAAGTGGTGCAAGAATTTTCAATGTCCAATCTACATCATTTGATTATATTATCAGAAATCGAGTTGAAGGTAATGCTAGAGGAACCAAAAAATTTGGAGTTGTCTCTACAAATGCTCTTGGTGAAATTGCAAGAGTTAGTATTACAAACCAAGGATTTGGATATGAGTTCCTTCCAGAAATCAAAGGTGTTTATTTTAGGAAATCTGACGAACTAAGATATAAAATCACAACAAACACTTTTGGATCTATTACTGCAGTATCTATCGAATTTGGTGGCAATAGATATATAAATCCAACTATCATTATCAACGGTACTGGATCTGGTGCAGTATTGACTCCAGAAATTTCTAACACAGGAACTGTCGCTTCTATCACTGTAACTAGTGGTGGATCTGGATATGGAAGTGACACTACATTGACTCTTGTAGAGCAAGATGCAAAGAATGTAAGAATTCTTCCTTCATCTACGACAATTGGTAAAGCTCTTGGAATCAAGATTACAAATCCTGGATCAAGATTTACTAACAATCCCACATTGGTTCCAGAAACTACTATTCCAGTTTCTATGCAACTGATTAATGTTGGTAAAGATGCTAATGGAAATTTCCAATCTGCTATTGGTACGAAGTATGAAAGGGGCGAGAGAGTATATCAAGGACCCATAAACACTCCAACTGCTAGAGGAACAGTCATTGACTATAATGAAGTCAATCAAACTATTAGAGTCAATCCTGTCATTGGTGAATTTGCTGTAGATGCACCTTTGCTTGGATATTTGAGTGCCACAAGATCTATACCAAAAACTGTAAACACACCATCCTTGTCTGCGGTTGTTGATGCAATTACTCAAATCAGTGGACTCTTCTCTGATGACTTGGGTAAACTCAGCACGTCTTCTCAGAAGATTCAAGATTCATATTTCTATCAAGACTTCTCTTATGTTATTAGATCACAGATTCCTGTATCTGAGTGGAGAGAAATCATCAAGGAATCTACTCACCCTGCAGGATTCTTGGTATTTGGTGAGGTTATTATAGACTCTTCTGCTAGCGTCTCTACAGTTCCTCTGGGCGGTTCTACAACATGTCCTCCACTACAACATAGATTCAACTTTGATTCTAGAACTGAAGTTGGTTCTGATGGATATATCTACATCAGAAATGGTCAAAATATCAAAGTTGGTGACTCCTTCAGATATTATGCAGAGGGTGACTTTGAAATTCAGTGGGAAGCAGTAAATGCTAATGACGAGACAATTACTGGAATTCTTATCCAAGATAAGATCTATCATATTGTCGCGGTAAGAGATGATGCTGATGGCAAGTACATTCAAATCTCTGAATACCATCCTGGTGATAGATTTGCAGATGCTGCTCATAACAGAGAAAGACTGGCATATAAAGTTCTTCCTACAAACATCTCATACTTCCCAGAGATTATCTGTGATGTTCAAAATCCATATAAACAGATTACAATTGAGATCTATAAAGAGTTTATCGATATCAATTCAAATACTCCTGCAAATATTGCTGAAAATGGCAATCTGAAGACTCTTATTATCAATAAGTTCTTCAGAATGGTTGAAAAACCAGGAGCAGGTTCTGTTATTTCTGCTGAAGGAACTGTTGCTATTGACCTGGCAATCATTGATGATATCACTCCTCTGTTTGATAATGTCAATAAGATCTATGATATTAGAGAGCAAGGGTCACCAATTCAACCATATAGTGATTACAATCTTTTGGTTACACTTGATGGTGTTGCACAAGAACCTGGAAAGGCATATACCATTATCAATGATAGAAAAATTCAATCACTTCAAATTGCTGCGGTAAATGCTGGTCAATTAGAATTTGATTCTTGGTATATCTCTGGATCAACAACAGATGTCAATGATGGTTCTTCAACGGTATCAGGACAAGCAGACATTCAAGAAACATATATTGATAAAGACTTTATCTACATCAAAGGTAGAGGAATTCCATCATATCAAGCAACTCTTGGACCATACACTGGAAATAATCCAATTTTCTTTGACTTTATCAAGAGGATTCCAAAAGAAACCTTTGCGCCTATTGATAAGGAAGATACTCCCCTTGGAGCAATTGGATTGTTGTCAAACGGAGTCTTACTTTATAACAATCAACAATCTAATAGTTATGAAGATAAGGGTGTGTGGATTATCAATGAAACTGGCGCTGCTCCTGCGACAGATTCATATGGCGGCAAATCAAGTTTGACTGGTAATTATTATCATACTGCTAACCCAATTGGATTGAGAAGACAGCGTGGAGATAACATCTCTACAAGTGGAACATATACTGAAAATCAGACTGCACACTCTAAGATTCTTGGATGGGCATTTGATGGAACTCCAATTTATGGACCATATGGTTATTCTAATGCATATTCTTCAGTGTCTTCTATCAAGAGAATTGAGTCAAGCTATGCTGAAAGAACTATCGCCACCAGAAACTTCTTACCTGATGGAACAATTCTTCAATCTGACGAAGTTGGTCCTCCAGTAAATTCTGTAGAATTTATCGTATTGAATTTTGTTTCATTTACTGGTTCAACAGATATCTTTACTAGTTCCCAAATCTGTACTCAGGTTACAAGTAATACTGATGATACAACTGTTGTTGGTGTAAATGGAATCGTAGATTCTTATGATCCAATCAATAGAAAACTACTTCTTTCTTCAGTGAATGGAGCATTCTCACAGAATATGTGGATCAAGACTCCAACTGCTTGGGCACAAATTGTATCTATACCAACCATCTATAAGATTGGATATTTTACTGCAGATTTCCAGTATACTGCAGGAAGTGGAGATCTCGATGAGTACAACGGAAGATTCTGCGTAACTCCAGAATTCCCTGATGGCAGATATTGCTATTTTGCAACCATCAAATCGTCTACTTATGATTATAGTGTTGGTTCTGTAGAAGAAAATGCTGCATATCCATATGTAACTGGAACAAAACTTTATCATAAGTTCTATCCAGAAAATCAACTCTCTAAGACAGATTTGCTGCAAAAAATCATCTTTGCACAACCACCAACAGAATTTATTGATCCAATCAACGGTTATAGTCAAACAGCAAAGTTTCTTGGTAGATCGTTCGGATTCTCGGACGTTGCTAACAATAGAGATTATGCGAAGAAGTATATTGATATTTCTGATCAATTTGATAACTACAAAACATCGTTCAGTTTACAATATACCGCACAACAACCAAATTATGCACCTAGTGATCCATTAGAACCAAATGAAACTGCTTTAGTGTTCCTTGACGGTGTAATTCAGATTCCTGGATCATCATATGCAATCAATGATGCCACGAATGAAATTACATTTACTTCTCCTCCAAAGAGAATTGGTAAGATTATCAATATTAGTGATGTAAGCGATATTCTGAATTATTCTGACAATGAAATTATTACTGGCGGAACTAGTAATGCTAAGGGTAAAGTTCTTGCTAGAACTCCTCTTGGTTATGAAAACAAAGGTATCTTGAGGGTAGAAATTCTGGAAAGAGATTTCCAATCTGGAGAAACAATTACTGGATCTGCCTCTTCAGCAACATCAAACATCAAACTTCTTGGAACTATCAAAGAACCAGATAGATTTCTTGATGCTTCAAACTTGATTGAAGTCAATAAGAACTTTATTGCAAATGAAGCAGTAGAAAGAATGTTGGCAAATCCTGCCAACTCTGGATTCAGTGTTCCTGGCGGCAATCAAAACTGTATTGATGATGTTGTTGACGTTCTTGGTGCAGTTATTGATGTTCTTAGATATGGTGGAAATGCACCTATTTGGGATGCAGCAAATCTCTATGTAAATGGCGGGGCACTTCAGCACCTTGTTGGTGAAGAAGCGCAGTCAATTGAAACTTTCAATCATGCTAGAGATATTGCTGTTGCTGCAATGCAGAACCAAACCGTAACGGTACAGGGTTCACATGGTCTTACGCAGTATTTTGATAACACGATTGCTATTGATGCTGCCACAGGAAGTTATGTTGGTTCTTGTGCCAATATACAATCTGCAATTACCACATCAATTGGAATCATTACTGGAACGATTACTACTCCAACAAGTCTTGCATCTATTACAAGAACTTCTGGTAAATCCTATATTGAGAGAAAGGGTCAATCACAGCAATTCTTTGCGTACTCAAATGGTAAGTATACTGTTCTGGACACTCCAGATACGTCATCACCAACAACAACCTTTATCATGAGAGCAAATGGAAGTTTGGTTATTCCAAACCAGTCTTCTCAAATTATTGTTGTTGTAAATGGTATTATTCAAGAATTTGGTGCCTCATACGTTATCAATGAATCTCTCTTAGAATTCTATAATCCAATTCTTGCAGGAAGTGAACTTCATGTATTCTATTGGTATGGTAAGGATCTTGAGAAAGTTCTCCAGGGATATAATGTTCCTCTCTATGATCCATCTTACGTTCAATATGATGATAATGGAAATGAAATTTACTATGTACTTGATAGTGGTGATCAAACTAATAAGCGTCTAAGATCCCTTCCAAAGGCATATTATCCAATTAGAGAATACTTTAGAGATGATGATAATATCTTAGTAGATGGCGAAACCGCTGAAAGAAAGTTGGTCGATATCTCCAATAGAGATATTATTGAATGGGAGCACCTTGACACATATAATGATTACTTTATTGATGCTTCAAACGTAGGCACTTCTTTTTTCTATATTGGGGAACCAAATAAACTGTATTTTGATGAATATCTAACTCAATCAACTTCTGGATTCATATCTGGAACAAAGTTAATTTATACTAACGAAGGTAACGCAGATATTCCAGGTTTGACAAGTGGTAGCACATATTATCTTGGATATTCCTATAGAGATAGAGGAGTATTTCTCTATACCAATTACTATGATTCTCTGAGTGCCCCGCCTGCACAGGCAATTACTCTTGGAACAAGTACAGGTATTCATAAGTTTAGACTTGACACTGCCATCATCGGTCTCAAACAAACTCAATTCAAAACCTCAGATTATAGCGGAATTACCAGAGGTCGTGAAGCAGCATTTACTGCGAGAGTCAGATTTACAATGACTCTTTCCGATTCTACGGCATATCCTGCTGGAACTTTAGTATTCTCTGGTGGAGAATCTGTCGGTACTGTCATTTCTGATCTTGGCAGTAATAAAGTTGAGTTCCAAATTCTGCCAGATAGAATAATTGCAAATGGAGCAACAGTCAGTACAGATCTTGGTGGGTCAAATAGTGTAACTGTCTCTTCTAAGGAGAATGGCAGAATTCACTCTATTGAATCCCTTTCAGGTTCATTCCCAACTGGACTAGATTATGATACTGCACCAATTCTTGTAATCAAACCAGCAGAAACCGATACTGGCGTATTTGCTCTTGGTCACGCTGAAATTGACGAGAACAAACAAATTTCTCGTTGTATTGTTGATTATGGGGGTCGTGATTATTTCCAAGTTCCTGATGTTGTTGTAACAAGAGCATACAAAGTAATCAACAGTGTATATCCTCTTGTAACTACCAGAAACCAATATAATTTCTGGAGCACATTTGAAGCACCTTTACAGACCCTGGTAATTCTTGATGCAAAAGAATTTACAGTCAGCACTTTCCTCTCTGCTTCAACCACTGTAACCAGAGCTGGTCAAGAGGTCACCATCATGACTGAGCATGAGCATCAAGATGGTATTGATGAGGATGTAACACGCGAATATGATTATTTACAAGCAAATCCACAATATCCTAAGGATTCTGCTCTTGCTGAACCAAACATTATTTCTGTTGGAAGAATTCGTGCATATCCAACATTCCAAGCACTTGAAACAAATAAATTCAACGTGGAATCAACAATGTCAATCGCTGACTTGTCTAATGCCTTTGCTGATTTGAAAATTGAGCAAGTTTCAGAAAGACATTTCTCATCATTGTACTCTAAGTACAATCCAAATAATTTATCATCAACAATCAGATTCAATATTACTCCAGTATCAACAACTAGAGAATTTGGTGGAATTCTTGCATCTGCCGCATCAATTGGAGATACTGTTCTTGATCTGCAAGGAGTTCAAGGATTCAACTATATGATTGTCGAGGGTAACACCTTCTGGTTGCGTCCAGATATGGCAATCTATGAAGAAAGATCTTTGATAATTTCAGGTTACATTGATCGTATTATTGACCAGGATACATTTATCCTCAAATTGAATCCAGGACAAAATCTACTTTCTGGAACTCCTATAAGTAATGTAGCAAACACAGTCAAGGTCTCTGTTGCTGCTCAGGTCTATGGACTTGCAGAATTTGGTAATGAGGTTCTGGCATATGAAGAAATTGACTGGGGCAACAACAGATTGATGCTTTCTTCTACATGTGCTTTTGCACATCCACAAGGTTCTTATCTCAGAACAACAAGACCAACCCGCCTGGAGCATTAATGCTTCGGGAATAAATATAAATAATCTAAGCAAAAACCCTACATTTTTAGCGATGTCTAGCAGTCTAATTACTGAGCAGTTTAGGATTCATAACGCAGAGAAATTTTTACAAGCGTTTGACACTACCAATAGTGGCACTAACTCTAACAACATCTACTTCTTCATTGGAAGGCATCAATCGTGGTATTCTGCGTATGGTGCAAACAGCAACTACGGAACTAGTGCTTCACCAACTCTGAGTGAAGGCAATGTTCCACCTCCTTATGACAATACAGATTTCTATAATGAAGTCCATGATGATATTCTATCGCTGAAGAAAGTAGGGTTTTCAAACGTTAGAAAGGTTGTCAGAAGATATAACTGGATACAAGGTAAGAAATTTACTATGTATCGTCCAGACTATAACCAGTCAAATCAAACCGCATCTGGTACGTCAAATATCATGGACTCTGAGTTCTATGTAATGAACCCAGATACCTATGAGGTATTCAAAGTTCTGAATAATGGCGTAACTCCAGCAAACCCAACTGGTACGGTTACAGGTACTACAGCACCTACTGCTGCTGCAGCTAACGCAGATCAAATCGTATCTCTGTCGGACGGTTATCAGTATCAATACCTCTATAAACTGGAAACTAACGACGTTCTGTTCTTTACTTCAACAGACTTCATTCCAGTCAAAGAAACCACTTATGGTAGTTCAGTTGTAAATGGTGCTCTTGACGTAGCACTTTTGAAGAGTGCAGGTTCAGGTCTTCCTGCTTCTACAGACCTTTACTTCAGAATCAAAGGTGATGGTGATGATTCAACCAACGGTTTTGCTGTACTGAAATTGTCCACAAACGCTAGTGGTGAGGTAACTGCAGCAGAAATTACCACCAGAGGTAGGAATTATACCTTCGCTACCGTTGACCTTGCACCAGGCGCTACCTACTACACTTCTGTCGCTAATCTGAGAGCGGGTACTCCTTCATCAACACTGCCAAGCAGTGGTTATACAGCACCAAGTATTGAGATTGTAATTCCTCCACAAAATGGACACGGTTCAAATATCTCAAAAGAACTGGGTGCAAAGAGAGTTATGCTCAATACCAGATTGATCTATGGCAACAGATCAACTGCTGCTGACAAAACGACTGACTTCTATGTTGATCAGGACTTCAGAAGAATTGGTGTTCTGAAAGATCCTAAAGATGCTACTGGTTCTTCTGCTTTGACAGCAGATACTGCTAGTGGTACATTTGCTGCAATTATTGATACTTCAACTGGTACAGGAATTTTTGCAAAGGATGAAATCATTTCTCAAGCATATACTGTAACTAGAGGAACTGACACCATCAACGTTGTAGCAAAGGGTAGAGTTGTTGATTATTACGAGTACAATTCTGCAGGCAACCTTGCAATTCTGAGATACACTCAGTCTCCTAATGATCCTGAACTGAGAGATGCTGATGGTTCACTCCATCCATTCTACACTGCAGCATCTGGCGGTGGTACTGTAAATAACATTACAGGTAGCGGTTCTAGCGCAGATCGTCCTATCAACAGATCCAGCCAAGGAACAATTCAACAGCAAGGTACATTTGTAAATGGACTTTGTGAAACTGAATTTGACAAGTATTCTGGCGATATAATCTACGTTGAAAATAGAAGAGTTATTACCAGAGCAGCTGACCAAATCGAAGACGTAAAACTTGTAATCGAGTTCTGATTATTATATTCCCCCCGTTATCTGGAAGAATAGACAATGCCACAGAGTACAAATTTAAATGTAACTCCTTACTACGACGATTTTGACTCTAATAAGGATTTTTACAGAGTTCTTTTTAGACCAGGATATTCAATTCAATCAAGAGAACTAACGACATTACAGTCAGTTCTTCAAAACCAAGTTGAAAGTGTTGGAAAATACCTCATGAAAGAGGGATCCATGGTGGTCCCTGGAGAGGTATCTTTCAATAATAGCTATGCATATGTAAAAATTTCTAGTTTCTCTCAAGGTTTCACCCTCTCACAATTTTTGGGTGCTACTCTGACTGGAGAAACTACTGGCGTTGTAGCGAAAGTGCTGAATGCTACTCAAGAAACTTCATCAGATTCTACAACATTTTTTGTAAGATATGAAAGCAGTGGTACTGCTACAACAAATAGAAGATTCCAAGAAGGAGAAATTCTTTCTTCTGATATTGTTGGTTCTCCAACTGCTGTCGTAGGAATTACAGGTTCTGCAAGACCAACCGTCTACAAACCATTTGGTTCTGCTGCTACTCTGGAACTGACACAGAATGCCGCAACGGGGAGCGGTTCTGCTGTCTTTATTCAAGAAGGCATCTATTATATCAATGGGCATTTTGTACGTAATGCTGCTCAAACACTTATTGTTGATAAGTATTCAACAACTCCAACATGTAGGGTTGGTTTCCTTGTTCAGGAAGAACTTATCACGCCAGACGAAGATAATTCTCTGAATGATAATGCTGCAGGTTTCAGTAACTATGCTGCCCCTGGTGCCCACCGTCTCAAGATTACACTCACTCTAGCATCTAGACTGATTGATGCTGCTGTTGAGAATAATTTTATTGAACTTCTCAGAATTAGAGATGGTATCATTGAGAGAAAGGTAGAAAAGCAATCTTGGTCTGATATTGAAGAGATTCTTGCAAGAAGAACTTATGATGAGTCTGGAGACTACGTTGTAAGAAACTATGGTTTAGAAATTAAAAACCATGATAATGATGGAAAGAACAACGGTGTTTATGCCCTCGGTAATGACGGCACTTACAACGGTCTCTCTGTTGACAATTCTAAAGATTCAATCGTTGCTGCAATTTCTCCAGGTAAGGCATATGTACGTGGATTTGAAATTGAAAGTACAGGAACGAAGTATAAAACTTTTGACAGAGCAAGAGAAACTCTGACCAGAGAAAGAGCAAGTATTTCTGTTCCTCAAGGTGCATTCTTGAATGTTCAGAATGTATTCGGTTCAATTGACCTTGACAACATTGTTTCTGGTCAAATTAGTACAGAAGCACTATCTCAGATCAAGTTCTATGGAAGATTTACGGATTCTTACTTAGGTTTGACTAAAGGCGGTAGAGGTTCTGCTCCACTGCGTTATTATCTTGTTCAACTTGAGAACTTAGATTCACAAGCAAGTTTCAACTGGGAAGATTCACTGATTGGTGGTATGCAAACCAGCACTCAGATTGTACAAAAATCAGGTAGTATCGTCGCAGGATCTATCATTAGAGCAGCAGACGCCGATGCAGGAACTGCTCAGAGTGGAGTTACATCAGGAACGAATGCTCGCCGCGTTTATACAATGCTAGTTTCCCTGACATCGGGAGACTATATTAGACCTGGCATTACCGTACAAGATACAAATACACAAAACGTTGCTAGTGGATCTGATAGAGCAATTGTAAGACGTGTGGATGAACTGTCTACTGCTCCTATTGGTTGCGCTCATCCAAAATATCTGAATTCAATATCTACTACCACAGATGGCAACGGTAAGATTTCTGGTACAGAAAATAGAGATTCTATTTTCAGACTTGGCATCTTTGATACAACAACCTTCACGTCTCTGAAAGTTCATAGTAATGTTAGTGTTGGTTCATACGCCAGTGGTGTAAAAACTTATGGCGCAAAGATTACAGGTTCTTCTACTGGAGCAACAGGCATCGTTGAAGCATCTTTCAGTGCAGATGGATGGGATGAAATTGTTCTCTCTAATGTTATTGGAACATTCAAAGATGGAGAATTGATTGTTACTGACCCAGATTATGGTAATCAGGGCAGAAGAGCACAAGCAAGAATCATCAAGAACGGCACTATCAAATCTATCAATGTTGTTGATGGTGGAACAGGATATTCTACTACATCAAATCCAACTGCAACAACAGAACTGAAGATTGGACCTAATGCAAATAGCTTAGAATCTGTAAAACTGAATAGAGCAGTTGGTGGTCAACTATTCCCATACAAGTTGACTGCAGGAACTGCTAGTAATCTTGAACTTATTGAACTGGATGATGGAGATACATCTGGCGATATCTTCCCAAATGAATATCATTACAAGTCCGATAATGCTAAAGTTTTCAGTGGAGTCCCTTTAGCAACAATTACTGTTGGTAGTGGATCTACTGGCGCAGCATTGCTTGAAGTTGATCTTTGGGGAGATACTGTAAGAACTTATACTATGAAGGACATCAAGTCCATGTCTGGTGGTGCTGCTAATAGTAAGTTCTCTGCAGATACAATTCTTGATGATGAAAATTTCTATAATGCAATTGAAATTGCACAAGTAAATGGTAAGAAATCTAATACTTACTTTGAAATCACAAGTTTGACTATAGATCCTAGAAAGAATCTAAAAGCAAATGATTTGATCAAAGTTGTATCTGATGCTGGAATTGAGAGAAGATATAGTGTAAAGTATGTTCAAAGAAGAGGAACCCTCCTCACAAATACTTCCAGAGTATATGTTTTCGGTCCTATCGTTGATGATGTAACAAATGCTCAATTATTCAAGATTGAAGCAAGAGTTGGTGGTTCTGATAAAAATACTTTGGTACTGAGAACTCCAGACACAGTAGTAAAAACAACTGCTAAAGATAAGACTGAAACTGGATTCAACTTCAAAGCACTTAAGCAATTTATTTCTACTATTGGTAGTGGATCACTTACGTTCACTTTGAGTGGTGAAAATAGAGACTTTGAGGGATTCTCAAGCAGATATACTGCAGTTGTTGCTAATGTTGGATCTAGTAGTGGATTGGATGTAGGTGACATTATTGATCTGTCATTGTATGAAAATCAGAGAACTCTTGCAACAGGAGGGACAAATGGACAAATTTCATTTAGTGGACTTCCTTCATCATTCAATGGCGCTATTATCAAACTGACTGCACCTGTTGCTATCAGAAACGCTAGACCAAGAACTAAGATTCTAAAGAATGCTCAGTTAGCAGTTTCAACTTATAATAAGAAAGAAATTATCAATCTTGGTAAAGTTGATGGTTTCAAATTGAATGCAGTTCACATGTCTGCTGACCCAGATGCTTCTGCTCTGGTAACAGATATCGATATCAAAGAGCGTTTCATCTTTGATAATGGTCAAAGAGATAACGTTTATGACATCGCAAGATTGATCCGTAAGAAAGGTTCAGAAGAACCAAGTGGTCAACTTTTGGTAGATTTCACATACTTTGATCATAGCTCTAACGACGGAGAATTCTTCTCTGTTGACTCATATTTGAACGCAAATAATATCACTCTCCTTTATGATGATGTTCCTGTGTTCTACTCAGAAATGAGTGGTGCAATTTTCCTGAGAGATGCAATTGACTTCAGACCCTCTGCTGACATGGGTGCTGGAACATCAACTACGGGATTTGTTGCTGGTGCTGAAGATAAAGCAGAACTTGGGGCACTTAGATTTACAACTGTAGATACTTTTATTCCTGTCCCAGGTGACTCATTTGAATTTACCTATGATTTCTATCTCCCAAGAAAAGATAGCGTCTATCTGACAAGAAGAGGAAACTTTGAAGTTGTACAAGGTGTTCCTTCAATTCGTCCAGAATATCCACAAGCACTTGAGGAGTCTATTAGACTCTTTGATCTTGACGTGCCTGCATATACATTTGATCCATCGACGGTATCAATCAAGGTATATAATTACAAGCGATATACCATGAAGGATATTCGCAAACTTGAAGATCGTATTGAGAGAATGGAGTATTACACCACTCTCAGTCTTCTTGAGCAAGACACACTCAATACTTCAATCAAGGATGCAGTAACAGGTCTTGATAGATTCAAGAGTGGTATTGTTGTAGATAATTTCTCTGGTCATAACGTTGGAGACACTTTCTCTACTGAGTATAAGTGTGCTATTGATATGCAGTCTCAGCAGTTGAGACCTCAACATTTCACAACCCAGGTAGAACTTAGAGAGCAAGCAACTGATGATCCATCAAGATCTGCTAAGGGATATAAAAAAGCAGGAAGTTTGGTAACTCTTGACTATACAGATCAAGAATTTATCAAGAATCCATTTGCTACTGAAACTATCAACTTGAACCCATTCTTGGTGTTCCAGTATAAAGGATCTCTTACTCTTGATCCTCCTTTTGATGAGTGGAAGGATACTGAGAGAAGACCTAACTTGGTTGTCAATGACAATAATCTCTTTGACACCATTCAAAACATGTCAGACGAGAACGGTGTTCTTGGTACTGTTTGGAATGAATGGCAGACTTCTTGGAGTGGTCAGCAAGAACTCGCTAGAGATACCTCTTCATCTGGTAACTTGATGCCATGGATGAGACAATGGCAAAGACAACTTCCTGCTGATCTGAGAATTAGAAATCCAAATGGTTCTGGTCAAACTAGAGACCTTCTGCTTGCTGGTGTAACTGTCAACACTACTACTAGTGTTTTGGGCAGAACAAGAACCAGAACTAGACAGGGAACCCAGAATCGTCTTGCTGGTTCTAACGTAGTTCAGCAAAGTTTTGGTGATAGAGTAGTTGGAATGGCATTCCAACCAAATATGAGAACAAGAGCAGTAAGATTTACTTCTACTGCATTGAAACCTAACACTAGACTCTATGCATTCTTTGAGGGTATTGATGTTAGTGGATGGGTTTGTCCTGATACAAATTATACTGGAGAGGCACTGAACTCACCTAAAGGATTTGGTCAACCAATTATTACTGACGCTAATGGTAACGTAAGTGGCGTCTTTATTGTCCCTAATGGGGCAGCTCCTCTTAGAGAATTCACCACTAATGTTACCAATGAACTCGCTACTAGAGGAATTTCTAGTACTGAATTAGATCGTAGAAGAGTTTCCACAAGTTCTTCTGATACATCATATAACCTCCAAAGATTTACTGGAAATCTGGATGATATCATTTATGACACTTCTAGTGCTACAAGAACATTCAGAGTTGGTGAAAGAACATTTAGACTTACTTCAAGCACTGTCAATAGTGATAGAGAAGTAGATGTAGATACCTTCTCAGAGGCAGAATACTTTGCAATGGGTCTCATGGAGACCGTACAAGAAACCATCGTTTCTACAAGAGTTCCTACCATCACTCAAAGATCTGTATCTGAGCAAGATCAGACTCAGTTTGTTGATGGTGTTAGAACTAATCAAGAAGCAAATACAAATTATTTTGACCCTGTTGCTCAGACCTTTATGGTTGAAGGATATCAAGATGGTATGTTCCTCTCAAGTCTAGAGGTATTCTTCAAGACTAAGAGTGAAACTGTACCAACTAGATGTTATCTGACTGAGACTCTTCTTGGAACTCCAGGTAAGAAAACAATTCCATTCTCCGAAGTTACCATCAATCCAACAACCAAGTTGAAGATTGTAAGTGATAGCGCAGTTTCCTTCGTTGCTGGAGAAACTGTTATCGGATTGACCTCTGGTGCAAATGGAACTGTCAAGTCAAACTTAGAGATTACAGGAATAAACACCACAGTAAACTTTAGTAATACCACATATACTCTTGAATTGAGTAATCATAATGGAATTGAATTCCAGCAGGGCGAAGTTCTTTCTATTCAAAGATTCCCAGCACCAACTTCAATTGTCAATATTGCACAGGATTCTTTCCAGGTAGCATCTATTGAAATGACTGATACTGGAGAAACTTACACAACAGCATCAGTAACTATTGGAGCACCACAGCAAGTTGGTGGTGTACAGGCAACTGCGTATGCAAAAATTGATGCGAGACTCCAGAGAATTGTAGAGATTGTAGTTACTAATTCAGGATCTGGATATACTTCAGAACCTTCAGTTTCGATCGAAGGTGATGGTGCTGGAGCAACAGCAAACTCTAGAATTAGGGGAGAATCTCATGCAGTTGAGATGGGAGTAGGCACTTCAGATGATGCAAGTGTTGGAACTAAGTTCAAGTTCCCATCACCAATCTATCTTGAAAATAATACTGAATATGCGTTTGTTGTTGTCTCAAATAGTATTGATTACGACATGTATATTTCTCGCCTTGGTGAGAATGAAATTGGTACGACACAAAGAGTTTCTGCTCAACCATATCTTGGATCTCTCTTCAAGTCTCAGAACTCTACTCTTTGGACTGCTGATCAGTTTGAAGATGTCAAGTTTACTCTGAATCGTGCTAAGTTCTCCACAACATCTACAGCATCTATTGATCTTGTAAATAATAAGTTACCTTCGATCAGAATGGGTCCTGCACCATTTGAGACTAATAAACTTTCTTATAGAGGTGGTAACTCAATTGGGGAGGGCATTTATACCAGTGGATCTGCACCTTCTGCTTATGCTGATAATCTCTTCGGTTCTAACCCTAGAATTGTAAGAGTAACTCATAAGAATCATGGTATGGCAGATGGTGACTATGTAATTCTTAAGGGTGTTCAAGGTGTTGGTACTGGAGATGCTCTTATGAATGGAATCGCTGTTTCTAAGATGAACTCGATTCATCAAATTTTGAATGTTGGTATGGATACTTATGATGTTCTGATTTCTAAAGATTCTAACTCTCAGTATGATCAAGCGACTGAAAGTGGAAGAAGTGGGGGAGTCTTTGCATATGCATCAGAAAACGAGCAGTTCCAAACACTACAACCTCAGGTAGGAATTCTTCAGTTCCCAAGTTGCAATGTTTCTCATACCATTGATGCTCTGAAAGCAGACGCTGTTGATTTTGATAATCCAAATGCATTCTCAACAGAAACAATTTCTGTTGTCCCAGGCAGAAACACTTATTTGACTGATAACTATGCAGTTCTTTCTGAGATCAATGAAATTTATAGAAATAATGGTAGGAAGTCTCTGAAGTACAACATAACCATGTCAACCACAAATGACGCGGTTTCTCCTGTACTTGATCTTGATCGCGTAAGTCTGTTTACAACTTCAAATAGAATTGATAAACCAATGCCAAATCAAAGAAGATTTGGATATACTGTTTATCGTCTATATCCATTTGATAACACTCCTTCAGGAGGAGGAACAGCAGAAGTAGGTGGAATCTCTATTGGTTCTCTAATTCAGAATGTCTACAAAGTAGATTCAAATGGCGTTAGAGACTTTACTAATGGTTCAGTGGAATCTGCTTCTACTGGTCTAATTCAAGCAGAGGTTGTTGGAATCAATCAAGAAGAAAAATACATTGATATAAGATATCTAAAGATTCCTACTGCTAATGTAAATAATGCTGCTGGTACTCTCATTCTTCAACAAGGAATGAGATTTGGTCCACCACAAGCAACCGCATCTTTGACCCCATATGTATTCCAGGTTGTCGGATCATCCACAGATTACTATCTCCAAACAGATGGTATTGATCGTGGAGGATTCCTCTATAGAAACGAGGAAGAGGGTGAAATGGGATCACATAGTGCTAAGTATCAGACTAAGACAGTAAATCTGGAAAATCCTGCTACTAATATTGATGTTCGTTTGACAGCAAATATATTTGCTAACAATGATATTCAAGTGATGTATCGTATTAGACCCACGTCTTCTGATAAGATCATCAGTTCACAACCATGGAGATATTTCAATCCTAAGTTTACTGAAAAGTCTTCTATTAGATCTATTGAGATTACGAATGGTGGTTCAGGATATACTACTGCACCATCAGTAACAATTGAACCAGCCAACGGTGCTGAAGTTACACCTGTAATCAATACTGTCACAAATGTTCTTTCTAGTATCTTGGTTACTAAGAGAGGATCTGGATTCCTGACTGCTCCTAAAGTTATAATTGATGCAACTACGGGTGGTACAGGAAATGCTCTCACTGGAAACCAGAATCTGAATGCTGGTGGTACAGGTTATGTTCAAGGTTCTTACTCCAATAAAGCTGCCATCTATGATTCAAACTCTCCAGCAAATCTTCCATCTGCTGGTTCTGGAGCAACTTTTGATATTACTGTAAATGCAAGTGGTAATGTTTCTGCAATCACTCTGAATTCTGCAGGTGTTGGATATAAAGTTGGAGAGATTCTTACATTCGATCCTACTTTTGATGGTGCTGGTGGTGGAAATGGTGTTCAGGTAACAGTCAATAATGTTACTGCTGCTGGTGCTCCAACTGAACTTGCTGTCGCAGAGGCATTTATCTTCCCAGTTGACTTTGATGAAGAGACAAGTGGTTTAGCAGACAATGTAGATAATATTGAAGTTGATGATGCAGAAATTCTTGATCCATCACAAGAACTTGATGATTCGTTCAAGGAGTATAAATACACAGCTGAAGATCTCCCAGAGTTCTCCGAGTTTTCTGTCAAAATTATCATGAGACTGAATACTGAAAATGGACCAGCATTTGTTCCAAAAATCGAAGACCTAAGATGTATCGCTAGCGCATAATATGGAAGCACGAATTGAAGGTCATTCTGACCTACTTAAAAACATGGACACTGGTGCTGTGGTCAATACTGACAGGACTGCATATGAAAGATATATGCAGTCCAAAAAACAACACCAAAAATTGAACACAACGGTTGAAGATATAAATAATCTCAAGCAAGAAATATTTGAAATAAAAACCCTACTCAAGGAATTGCTAAAGAAGAATGACTAATAAAGTCCTGCTCAAAAGAACGTCATCTGCATCTCTAGAGCAGATCGCGACAGATGTTTCTTCATCCGTAACTATTGATTCATATAAGATTCTTAAAAGTCTAGATATAATCATCTTTGACGGTGATGATCAGGATAGACTTTTTACAGAAATCTCCGCTTTAGAACTTGGTAGCGTTTCTAAAGACCATACTAACTTTGAGTTTCATGCAACCAGAAGCACTTATGTTCCAGGAACAGATTCTGGTAATAGATATTGGCAACTTGATGCGATTTCGAGATTAGATTACGATGATGGAGGATCAAATTTAGGTACGTTCTCTACTAGAAGTGACGGTGAAGATGTAGATATCTATGTTATTGACTCAGGTGTTCAAGGTGCTAGCAGACCAACAGGATCTGGTGCGGCACTTCACCCTGAATTTTTTCACCCAGATTACACAAATTTAAGTAGTGCAACTTCTCAGGGATATTATAGAGTATACTCTCTCCCAACATCTCTATTCAATCCAGGGACTACAAACGGAAACGAACCACAAACAACAGGCAATTCTACCCAGCGAGGGCACGGCACATACTGCGCCATGATGGCAGCAGGTAGATATTCTGGTGTAGCAAATAAAGCTAATATCTATTCTCTTAGAGTATCAGATGATACTGGAGTTATTCAAAACTCTAAGATGTTGGAGGCATTTGATGCTATCTATCGTCATAATGATCCCACTGATTCAGACTTCAAAGGAAACACTCTCGATGGAAATACAAGACCAAGATCTTCTGTTGTCAATGTAAGTATTGGTCTGAATTCCCCTACTCCTGAATTTCCTTTCATGGGTAGAAATGAAAATTATGTTGGTCAAACACGTAATTTCACTGTAAGTAACAATGGTGCCAGTGATTATACATTCTCTGGTAGTGATGCGACTACAACTCATACCAATGCGAATGATCCAACACTGACTGTAACTAAGGGTGACAAACTTGTCATGAACTTGAGTGCATCAGGACACCCATTCTTGGTCAATGATGCGAATGGCGCATTTGCTGGTGCTACAACAACTAGCGGAGATAATCAAACGGGTGAAGTTACCATTGACACTTCACAAATTTCTAGCAATAGTGGTACTCTGACATACGTTTGTCAGTTCCATGGTGCAATGACTGGTTCGATTGTAGTTCAAGAAGCTAACTTGGCAAGCTCGAACTTCGATGAACTGTATGGTGATGCTGAGGCAAGAATTTCATCTTTACCAAGAGTCACTCTCTGTAGATCTGCTGGTAACGGCATGACTTGGACAGATGCTGGGGAGGTTTATAGAGATTACGGTCCTAAGAACACAAAAATTACTTATGGTGCAAGGGATGCTGGATATCAATCATTCCTTGATCCAGAAATCAGTATTACAAATAAATCAAACGAAACGTATGGTGCGACAGACAAATTTACTGTTGGTGCTACCCGTCTTCTGAGCAACCGTCAGACGTTTGCAACGTTCACTAACTACGGTGAAGCGGTCACTTGCTATGCTCCTGGGCAAAATCTTTATTGTCCAGTGTACGATTGGACGATTGATACTCCTACTAGTGGAACAAATTATTCAGGATCGCCTCACGCATCAATCAGCGGAACGTCATTCTCTACTCCACTGCTTGCAGGTATGATTGCAGTTTGGAGAGATGTTTATGATGGAGCATCTGGAGCAAATGGTCAGGAGAGAGTTGAAGATAATGCAGAAAAGAAACTATCATTTGTTGACATTACTGCATCTACTCCAACTCAAGTTGGATTCCAGAACACAGTTCGTACCAGTGCAGGTGCGGCGACTACTTATTTCATGACAACTAATGCCGATGATACTGCTAAGAGATCTCCTATTAGCACTACAAATGGCAGTAGTAATGTTGTACTTTCACTTCATGATGCATTATTTACTGCGCTGAATCCTCAGCAAGGTGATATTTTTGAATTTGAATTCCCAAGAGTTGAAGATCCAGGAACAAGAAACCCTACAACTCTTGTTGCTGATGAAAGAAAGAAAGATACTTTCAACCTTGGAGAAGTTGTAAAATATGAAGTTACAGTTAATAATAATGTATTTGAACTTGCCAGAGTTCAGAATGGTGTTGCAGGAACACCATCAGCTCAACCAGTAATTGCTCTTGAGCAAGGTGTAGTTTACAGATTCATTCAGACAGATCCTAGCAACCTAACTCATCCATTTGATATTTCACCAAATTCAGATGGAACTCATTCTGGCGGAGATACTTTTATAACTCATTTCACCAATGCTGCCCTGAATCCAAAGCATTGTATGCGTTATGTTGTTGCTGGTCAGGGTGAAGTTGATAGAACAGCATATGATGCTGCTGTTGGCGGTGGCGTAGAATGCTATATTGAATTTATTGATCCTAGAGGAGATACACACCCAGACGTTCCTGCCTCTGCTGTTTCAGCATCTTATTTTTACTATTGTAAAACCCACGCAGGGTTGGGTGCAGAGTTGACAACTTCAGCAACAGTTACTGAGGCAACAATTGGTGGCATTTCTCTGGCAGATTTCTGCTCTAAGTGGAGAACTGTAACCGCAACTGATGCAGTAAATAAAACTATTACGTTCACTGCAGATACTAATGCTACTGGCACCGAACAAGGTGGTGGTGGTATTTTCAACAAGGCAGATTCTGACCTGTTTAATGATGGTCGTCCAAGATGGCCAATGAGATTTACAAAGATTGAAGGGACTTTCTTTGAGAATGATGCTATCTATGAGTGGATCAATAACTACTCAAATGTTGTTAGATCTGGAACTGATCCAGATGGTAATGCATTTGTTGCAGGTAAACTTTGGGCTCAATTAGAAACTGAAGAGTATAGTGGTGGGGTACAGATTGAAAATTTCCCTGTAGCAAAATCAAGACTTCCAAAAGAATATATTGATAGAGATACATCATCTGGTGATCCATCTTATGTATTACGTTTTTCTGGAAATCGTTGGGGATCGGGACCACGGAGTAATGGTAGAACTGAAGGATCTGGAATTACAGACTCTCTTGTAAGAATGTATGAACCAGTTGCTACAGGCACCACATCACTTACATATGATGGTGGTCAAGGCATCTTCTTCCCATTCATTGATCTCAATGCAGCATATTCAATTACTCCAGCATTGTCTGGTGCTGGTTATGCTAATGGATCTACTGTAAGTTCTACGATCTCTACAGTAATTACAACATTTGCTGGTGAAGATCCAGAACCCTTTATGACAAAGGAGTATGAACTGGTCGATGTTGAATCATCTTCACCATTTACATTATCTGGTTCTGTATATACAATCACTGGATCAGGTTTATCTTTCGATTCTTCAACAGGTGTTCTTTCAGGAACAACTACTTCTTCAGCGAATGATGCTACGTATGCGATCAGAGTAAAAGAGAAAGTTTCTCAAGGAACTGCTGATTACTCTTGGACCAACACAGGTACAAACAACGCAACTATCAGTATTGATACCCAACCAACTGCTGCAGTTGGCGATGGTTCATATCCAGTAGATAGTGGAACTACTACATTCACTGTTGTGGCATCTGCTTCTGATAGTGGTTCTCTAAACTATGCTTGGCAGTATGCTACTACTCAAGCAGAAGTCAATAATAATCAGTGGACAGCAGTTCCTTCGACTGGAGTTTTTATTGGAGCATCTGGAGCAAACACTGCTACTCTGACAATTCCAGATAGCACTGCAATTTCTGGATACTTCTTTACTTGTCTGGTTTCTGCAGCAGCAGGAAATGCATCACCAGTTAGAACTCAAACAAGAGACTTTACTGCTACGGTAACACTCACTAGTAATGCATGGTTTACAGTTGCTACTCAATATGCAACACAAGTTGGAAATGGTGGTTCTAAAGTAGAAGTTGAAGCAACATTCAGTGATGGAACAACTCCCTCTCTGTCATTGGGATATGTAAGTGCAGATGGTACTGAAACTGGTATCGTAAGTAATTCAAATAACTATGCATTAGTTGCGACTGGATCTAATGGTTCAAATGGTTTCCCAGAATATAATGTTAGACTTGGTAAAGTTGCCATTGGAGGTTTTACACGAACTGATAGTGGAGAAACTTTCCAGGTAGTAGTTTCTCATCCAGCTTCTTTAGTATCACCAACCACTATTCCAACAACCAGTTCTGCAATCACAGTCAACGATGCTTACTCTGTAGGAACAGATCTTCCTTCTACAGGTAGTGTAAATCAAGATACAGCATATAGTTTGACTGTAACATTCTCAAATCTTGCATCTGGTTCTGGTGTTGCAAATCCAGTTATTGTCTGGACGTGGGATGCTGGGCAAGGACCACAATACCTGACTGGATCTGAGTCTTGGTATACCTCAGGTATTGGTACAGGAACGCTTTCATTCACTCCATCACTTTCCATGAGTGGATATGTGTTCCAAGCATTTGCATATCATGACTTTACTGGTCAGTCTGCTGGAACTGGAGGACAGGATTTACAAGCACTTCAAAATTACAGTGGAATCGGAACTAGTCTCCATGCTCTGACTGTAATCCAAACTCAGGTTGGTCCAGCAATTCGTATTGTAAAACCAAATGGAGTATCTGCTGATAACAGTCTGTCTGATACGAACAGCACATTCTCAACTTCTGAGTATCTGCTGACGATTACGTCAGACATGCTGCCTGATCCAGCAACTCATGGTCCTCATCCAAACTCTAGCAACCCAAATACAACATCTGCACAAAATCTAAATCATACGATTAGATATAGAGGTGGTACAAACTCACCATCACTGACACCATGGAGTCTTGGAACTCTGGGTCTTGCTGCAAACGGCGTTGCTTTGTTCAACCCATCTGCTGGTACTGGTGCTCTCCCAGGTAGTACAGACGCACCACCTCCTGGATTTGAATATAATGCTGTTCATAATGAAGCATACTATGGTGTAGATACTGCTGGTGGTCACCCAGAATCAAATGGTGAATATCACTATCATAGTGGTAAATTCTTGTTTAGTGGTGACTGGAGTGCAGTAGCAAAAGCAAACGGATACTACGGTGATACAAATTATAATAATGATAATTTCCGTCATGCTGATGGTCACTCTAAGATCATTGGTTGGGCATTTGATGGTCACCCAATTTATGGTCCATGGGGTTATACAAACGCTAATGATAATACGTCATCTCCTACGAGAATGACATCATCGTTTAGTCAACTTATTACTGATACTCATAGACCTGTAGGGTCCAAATATACCGATACTATCACTGTCAATGGTCAGTCAGTAACTTTGACTGCAGGTTCATTCCTGCAAGACTTTACTTATTCTCCAGGATCTGGAACACTTGATAGTTCAAACGGACGTTATGGTGTAACTCCAGAATATCCAAATGGAACATATGCATACTTTATCACTGTTGACTCAAGTAATGTCCCTGAATATCCATACATTTTTGGTACATCACTGAGACAAGCATATTATCAACCAGGTTCTGCCTTCGTTCCATCTGATCCAGGTGGTACTAATACTAATGGACCATCTAATGGTGGATTCAATCCAAATACGATTTGGGTGAAGGGTATGACTGTTCTTGCCAAAACTGGTGGGGACAATGGAAGAGAAATTACTGTAGATAATCTTACCCCAGGATCTGGTGCTCACACTTATCAGTGGCAGAAGAGTTCGGATAATGGACAAAACTGGTCAGATATTGCTGCATCTGAAAATGGTTTCTCTGGCGAAACTAATACAACTCTGACGATCAAAGATAATTCTTCAGCAGTTGATGATCTCATGATCAGACTGAAACTTACCGATGCTGGATCAGCAGTAAGTTATTCAGAGTTTATTCCTCTGCAGTATGTTGGTTCTACTCTGAGCATCTCAGCACAACCAGCAGACACGACGATTGTCTCTGGTCAAACTGCAACGTTCTCAGTAACGGCAGCAACCACAGATGATATAACGCTTACTTATCAGTGGCAAGAGTCATCTGACAATGGTTCTACATGGGTTGCAATTAATGGAGAAACAAACACAACTCTCTCATTGAGCGGCATTCAGACTCCAGCATCAAACACTGGTTATCAATACAGAGTACAAGTTGCATCATCTTCAGCAACTAACTCTCCTTTGACATCTGATGCTGCAGTTCTGACTGTAAGTCAAGGTTCGATTACAGTTGATACTCAACCAACGAGTCAGACTGTAAATGAAGGATCTGATGCAACATTCTCCGTTGGTATTTCTACTAACAGTGGTCTCCCAATCACTTATTTGTGGGAAAGATCTGATGACCAAGGAACTTCTTGGACGACAGTTGCAGGTGAAACTTCAAGTTCTCTGACAGTTTCAGGTACAACATATGCAGATGATAATGACGATTACTATCGCGTAACTGGTTCAATTGCTGGTCTTGGTTCAATCCAAGCAAATGCAGTTATCCTCACTATTCAAAGAACTCTCGCGATTAGTACTCAACCAACTGATCAAACAGTTTATGATACTCAGAACGTTACATTCAGTGTAGCGACTACAGTATCCAGTGGAACTGCAACTTATCAGTGGGAAGAATCCACAGATTCTGGTGCTAATTGGTCAACAATTGCTGGTGCTGTCAACAACGCATATACGATTTCTAATGTAGCTAATTCAGCAAGTGGAAATCAATATAGAGTTATCGTAAGTCTTGTAGGTTCTGCGGGTGATATTACATCCAATGCAGCAACCCTGACTGTCAACGCAAGACCTACACTTGCGATTGTTTCTCAACCACAAGATCAGACAAGATATCAACCTGATACTGCTAATTTCACTATAACTGCTAATGCATCTGACGCATCAGTAATTACATATCAGTGGGAGAAGTCTGATGATAGTGGCACTACATGGACGCCACTTGCTGGAGAAACAACTAATTCTTACACATCTCCAGCAACAGTAACTGCGAATGACAATGGTGATCAGTATAGAGTCGTCATTAGTCACCCTGCTGCAACAAATTCACCAATCACATCTAACGTTGCAACTCTGACAGTTCTGACTCCAGTTATTACTTTCACTTTACAACCACAGAGCATTTCTACGACTGCTGGCGTCCCAGTTACGTTTAGTGCAAATTCATCTGTTACCAGCAGCAGAACGATCACCTATCTCTGGCAGGTAAGTTCTGATCAGGGCAGTAACTGGATAGATATTCCTGGATCAATCTCCAACAACTTGTCAGTTACTGGAGACGCTTCAAACAATGGTTATTACTATCGTTTGAAGGCTAATTCTGAAGGTGCTGCAGTTGCATATTCAAACTCTGCAATTCTTACACTTCAGTTTATTGCAAACCCATCAATTTCTGCTAGCGGATTTGTAGATCCTATCACTAACAAGACTTTTGTAAGACAACCTAGAATTGATTCCAGTCTCTTCATCAGTTATCTGGGTAATGGTCATGCATCTTCTTTCTGGAGAATCACTAGAACTAGTGATAACTTTATCGTTTACACCACCGCAGTTGATGTAGGTGCTGCTGGAGATACTGGACAGAAGATTGAGTTCTTGACTCCTGTACTTGACTGGAACGAAACTTACACTGTAGAAGTTAGATATAGAGATAGTGCTGGGTTTGATAGTGCATGGAGCTCTCCAGTTTCATTCACTACACCTGTTGCTGATCAACCTATTTTCAATCTGCCAATTGAAACAAGTTTGAGACCAACAATCAACCTAAATACTGTTATCTATGACACTGTGAATTTCACTCATACTTCTACTGATTGGCAAATCGCAGATGATGCTACATTCAATACCATCATCTATGAGGCACTTACAGACACAACCAATTTGACAAGTTTGGAAGTTCCAGCAAATGTTGTCTTGAATTCGTCAACTAATTATTATGTAAGGGCAAGAATCAACGTAACCTAATATGGCACAATCATCCTGGGGAGTAGCGATATTCTCTACTCCCGTTTCACCCCACACTTCTACAAAACCAGTAGTTCTTACTACTGATACCTTTGAAGGTCAAAGAAGAAAGATCAACCAGATCTCTGAGAACGTTGGCGACATTGGTCAACTTCAAGGCAACTTCACTAACTTGACCGACGCTGTGAATTCCTTTACTGCTGGTGTTTCAGAAGATGAAGTAATCGCACTCACAATTGCATTAGGATAATAAAAAATGGCAAGTAAATTTAGATCAGCATCTAAAGCAGCAGTAGGTCTTGGTCTTACTGATGTTTATACACAACAATTGGGAACAGGTCAGACTGATAAGCAGACCGTCATTGTTGGCATTACTCTTTGTAATGTCACATCTAGTGCAGTCAATGCTTCCGTCAAGATTGATCGTCCTGCAGTTAGTTTGACTGTAGCAGGACAGAACCCAGTCTCGACAGAAGATATTTGGTTGGCAAAAAATATTCCAATTCCTGCAGGATCTTCTATTGAAATCATGGCAGGTAATAAAATCGTAATGGCATATAATGTTGCTAGTGGTGCAGGCGATAAATTGCAAGCACAGTCAAGTTCTGCAGCATCACTGGATGTTATCGTAAGTTACATGGAGATCGCATAAAATGCCATATATCGGTTACGGAGTAGAGAATAGTACAGTTGATCTTGCTGAACAGTCGATCACTGCTTCTGGTAACGCTACAGAAACACTTTCAAAATCCGTAAACGAAGATACGGAATTGCTTGTGTTCATCAATGGTGTTCTGAAAAACACTGAAGAGTATTCAATTGGTGGCGCACTATCTAACGAAATTACTTTTACAGCAACACCAACTCAGGGAGATGCGATTCTTGTTCGCTATCTTCAAAAGAGTGTTGATGTTGTATCGGTTGCACCTTCTGGAGTTCAAACTTTTGAAGGAAGAACGGGCAATATCAATTTAGAGACAGCAGATCTTGTCAATAAAGTAGATACTGCAGCACTTCAAGATAATTCTGTATCAAGTAATAAGTTATCTTCTAGTGGTACATCAGATAGTCTTAGAGCAGTTACCAATAACCACATCAGAGACGGTGCGGTTGTTTCATCTAAGATTGGTAATAGTACAACTTCTGATGCTCTGAGAGCGATCACTACTCATCACATCAAAAATGCAAATATTACCACAGCAAAGATTGCTGATGACTCGGTAACTCCACAAAAATTATATGTCAGATATGCTGACGAAATTGCAGCAAACGCAGCAGGTCTTGGTGAGGGAGACATCTACTATGATGATGCACTGAATGAACTCAGAACTCACAATGGTTCTGGTTGGAGTTCTATTGCAACTGGTGGCGCATCACTCAATGTTGGTGATATTCCTCTTGATGCGAATACACCAGAGATTAGATTTGCTCCTGATCTGAATACAACTACTGCAGTTACTGTAAATCCATCTACGGATTATGCTTATACTTTCTGCGATAACATCAACGTAGGATCTGGACAAGCGTTCAACATTGCATCTGGTAAAGAACTCAAGGTTGGAGTTTTCTCTAATCTGAGTGGTGGTGCTGTTGGTGGTATTGTTGGTGGTGGCGGTGGTGGAGCATCCGATCTGGATGGTCTGTCTGATGTTGTTGTAAACACTCCTGCTACTGCACAAGTTCTTAGATATAACGGAAGTAACTGGGTAAACTCCCAACTGAACTATAACGATCTTGGTGGGCAACCATTTGCTCAAGTTCAAGCAGATTGGACTCAAGCATCGACATCAAATGTTGCATACATCAAAAACAAACCAACCAATCTTGTTACTGCAAACTCTTCACCAACGTTTGTTGATGTTACAGTTTCTGGTAACCTGAATGTCACTGGAACCACAACAACTAATAATGTTGCGACTCTGAATGTAACTAACAATGAAGTTGTTCTGAATGACAATCTTGGCGTATTCACTGGTGATGCCTCTGCAAACTCTGCAGTTGTTACTAACATTGCAGCAACTACAGGAATAACGCAAGGTGCATCAGTAACGATTACTGGCAACGCAGGAACACTGACACTTGGAACAGCAACTGTTGCAAGTGTTGATAGTGGCACTCAGATTACTCTCAACACAAACTTTGGTGGTTCTGGTTCACAGACTGCTATTGAACTTACGATTCCTGTTGCACCAACTGCAAATGCTTCAGTTGTTGTTGAGCGTTCTGCTTCTAACGACACTAGAGTTAGATGGAATGAGACAAATGATAGGTGGGAATTTACCAACGATGGTACGACCTATCACAATATCCCTATTCCTTCAGAGTATGGTGATTATAATAATCTCCAGAATCTTCCCAACCTTGCAGCAACTCAAGTCAATAGTGATTGGAGTGCAACTTCTGGTGTTGCACAGATTCTAAACAAACCAACAATTCCGCAGAATCTTGGTGATTTTGCTAATGTTTCATCTGCTGCAGGAACAACTGGTGGTGGTCAGACAATCACTGCTGGACATTATCTTCAGTGGAATGGTTCTCAATGGACACCAGCAGCAGTTTCTGGTGGCGGTGGTGGTGGATCAGGTTCTCTGCAAGCAAGAACTGATGTTGCAGGAACATCATCTAACCTTGCAAATGACACAACAGATTCAAATGTAAACCTCACAGGTTTCAAATCCTACGTTCTTCTGGCAATTACAACGTCAGCAGATGCTTGGGTAAGACTATATACGACTGCAGCTTCTAGAGCAAATGATCTAAATAGAGGGGAAGGTACTGACCCATCACCAGGATCAGGTGTTATTGCAGAAGTTAGAGTCAATGGCACTCAACAAATTACTCCTGGAACTATTGGATTCAACTATGAATCCACACCTAATACTAACATTTATGCGTCAGTAACGAATCGTAGTGGTTCCCAACAACAAATTACCGTAACTCTCAAAGTAGTACAATTAGAGGCATAAAATGGCAGTAACAAGAACAGAATTTTTAGTAAATTCAGGCAATACTGGATGGACAAGTGAGCAAGTTCTTGATGCTCTGGAACTTGCTTTGGGTACTGGTGGTGCTGGTCATCACAGCGGTACTTCATCTAGCGGAGTAATTAGAAAATTACTCCAACCTACAGATGGTTGGGATGAAGTTGGTGGGCAGATTTATCCAATCTCAAATGCAAACACCCCAACCAGAAATCTTTCTGGTGATGGTTTTACGGATGGAACTTATTGGGCAGAGTGGGATATTCAACTGACTGCTCCTGGTGGAGGAACTGCTGCTACTGTTACTGTAAGACGTTGGGGTGCAGATCATGCCGCGTCAATTGAAGGAAAAGTAAATTCTATCTATATCAGAAATGGTGGATCAGGATATGCAAATGATGCCGTAATTACTTTAGCAGCTGCAGATCATGGTGGATCAACCGCTACTGACATCACTTTCGGTACTAGAAGTGCAACAGTTCCAGCGGTAAAAGTCTATGCAACTCAAGGTGGAGCATCAAATTGGTGGTGGAGAGATGCAGATTCAAATCTGAATGAAATCAATGCTTCTTTTGTAAGTCAGGGAAGACCAGTTGCTGGAGTATGTAGAGTTACCAATGACGCAAATAAAACTTTTGGTACAACATATTATTCCTTTACTCTAACTGAACCCCACAGTCAAGGGACATTTTTATCTATCAAGTCTGGTCCAAAATGGTCAAATACTGGATTCCCAACTCAGTTGTATTATAATCAAGGATACATGTATCAAGGAGCATTTTTTGGTGATCCAGGCATGGATGGATATGGGTATGAAAAGACCTGGGATACCAATGGTAATATACAGCGGAATAGCTCGAATTATGGATCATCTCCACTTTTTGCTGGTGGTAGTGATGGGGATGGCGATGGCAGAGGAATGAAAATTAAATTTGCAAGAAGCACAGATCCTACAGATTACCCACTAAAGATTATTACTTATAGAGCACCTGCTGGACAGGATACAAATTACACTATTTTTCAATTTCAACAGATTGTAAATGGAAACGTAGAAGTCTTTGGTACTTTTTCTCTAAATGTAGGAACTCTTTGGGGACAAAATATTTGGGATCTTGATCATGTATTCCAAGGTGGTGCCACCGTTTATGGAAATGATGGAAATTATGAATTTAGTAATATTGCATCTGATGCAAAAGCAATTCTTATAAGAACTTCTGACGCAGTTGATTTGTCACAAACTTATGACTCTCCAAGTTCCCTGGTAGGTGATCGTTATCAAGTTGGCACTGGTAAATTACATTCTTCAATAACCAGAGCTAGAGAGTGCCTGTTTGGGTATCATAGATACTATAAAGATACTTATCTCTACACCACCAAAGGAGATTACATCACTGATATGTATCGTATCAATATTGATGGAGCGCACGGAATTGAAGGAGCTCCTTACGGTTCATATAATATGACTTCACAGTATTATAGAAATGATGTTTATGATAGAGTAACTATCAACGGTAGTGGTGGAGGAACATTCACAGTGAATGCTTTGGCAAACTCCCACAAACCACTCAAGGGTTTACCAATTTCTTCTGCGATGATGCCATGTCCATATTACATTCCAGATGACTTTGTAATTATTCAGTTTGTCTGTGAACCAGGGGAAACTGTTGTATACCCAGGAGATACGATTTCAGTTAGTGGATCTGAAATATATACAGTGCTTTGTGTTGGAGGTACATCAAACGATGCATATTTTGGAAAGAGTGGTGATTTGGTAGGAAGATATATTGTTTATGCTGCAAGAACAACCTGATGGCAGAGATTACACTCAAAACAGGACTAACACTTGAAACTTCTGTGGATGCTACCCCTAGTGGTGCGTCCATGGGAGTTTCTACTGTTCCAACATTGACAACAGGAAATTCAAATTCTGTTCAAAGAGTTTATTCAATATATACTCCAAATAATATTTCTTGGATAGAAATCGAAACTCTGATGAGTACTGGTTCTTCTTCTACAAACTATGAGAATGAGAGAACTATCTCTAGTAGTGTTTCAAGGCGTGGTATCAGAAGACCAAGAGGAATTCTATACCCAAGAGGTACATATCAACCTTACAGAAGGTTGTTTATTTCTAGGAGAATCTATTGATAATGGCAAGTATTACTTTAGTCTCGGATTTGTCTCTTGAGACTGCTACTGATGCATCAATTTCTAATCCAAGTGGTGGTACAGATATTGTATCAATTACTTGGGATAGTGGTGCGGAACTTAGTTCATATTCAAGAGTATATACTCCATATGTTCCTTCAGCACAAACTCCGATTCCTGCACTGACGCTTGAGTCTTCGGAGAATGCTCATCTTGCCCGTGGAAGAAGCACAGTCACCAGATACGGTCAAATTTTTCCCCGAACAGTCTACGGTAACTAAATAGAAAAAAGGTACTTAGTATAAAATGTCTACCATTAGAGTCAACACTATTACTGACCTTGCTGGAACAGGAGCTCCCACAGCGACCTACGGTATTACAGGTGCTGTTGCAGCAACGGATCAGTTAGAACTGACGAGTCAAAGAAACAAGATTCGTTTCCACTACGATGATTCTGCAGATCTACCAGATCCGTCAACATATCATGGCATGTTTGCCCATGTTCATGGTGTTGGTCCTGGTGCGGGTAATGCTGGTAGAGCATTTTATGCTCACGCTGGTGCATGGAAAGAACTTCTTGATCTAACTGGTGGTCAGACAATCACTGGCAACCTGACTGTTTCTGGTAACCTTACAGTCTCAGGTACGACCACCGCGATCAACACGACCGATCTTGATGTAGCTGACTCTATCATCAGGATGAGAACTGGTCAAAACGTGGTAGCAGGTGTTGGTGGCATTTCGGTAGTACAGACAACAGATGGTGCTGGTACAGTAACCTCAGAAAGAACTCTTCGTTACAACAACTCAACTGCTAAGTGGGAAGCAACTAACGACGGAACGAACTATACAGAAGTTGCTCTCGGAGACCTTGCAGCATATGCTGCTCTTGCAGGAACAAATACTTTCACTGGAGCAAATACATTCTCATCTTCAGTCAATCTGAACAGAGTAATTGAAAGTGTTGTAGATGTAACTCTCTCAACAAATGCAGGAACTCTGAATTCCAATAACGGAATGATTGGATATCTGAGTGGTGCAACTGGAGACATGACTCTGGACGTTACAAACTTACCTGCAGTAGACGGTCAAATTCAAAACGTTTCGTTCATCGTTTCCCAAGGAGCAACTCCATACATCGTTAGCACTCTGCAAATCGGAGGCGTTGGTGCAACGATCAAATGGTCTGGTGGTGCTGCACCAACAGGAACAGCAAATGCTGTAGACGTATTTTCATTTTCAATGATTAGAAGAAGTTCTGCTTGGGAAGTGCTTGGCGCTGTTTCCAAGAACTTCGCTTGATAAGGAGGATAGATCATGCCTATTTTTGCAACAAACACAGGGACGTTTTCTCCTCTGTCGGTCAAGGGTATTCATGCGACTGGTTCAGTTTCTGAGTATTTGATTGGAAATAGTTTGAAGTTTGATAAAGATGCAGATTCAACTCTGACAAGATCAATAACTACTACAGGCAATCAAACCAAGTTTACTCTATCTTGTTGGGTGAAACCTTCACATGATTATGATTACACGTACTTGATCGGTGTTTCAAGTTCTTTCTCTCTGTATTGGACATCCAGTCAAAAACTACATGCAGAAATGTATAGCCCTGATGGAAGCACTTGGGCTGTAATTTCTGATACTCAAGCAATTTTTCCCGACGTAACATCTTGGTATCACGTCGTTGCTACTGTAGATAGTTCTGCTGGTACAACAAATGCTGATAGATTCAAAATTTGGGTCAATGGAGTTCAACAAACTATTGACTTTACAACCTATTGGGCTGGATTGATAGATGGACCTATCAAACATCTGAATGAGTCTGGTCAAACGCATCAAATAAATTCTCGTCCTGGTGCTACATATCATAGCTCTTTCTACCTTGCTGAGTATCATTATCTAGACGGCATATCTGTCACGTCACCGACTGCCTTCGGAGAATTTGATGCAACTACTGGGGTCTGGACACCAATTGAATATACTGGAAGTTATGAATGGTTTGATAATAGTCAGACGTGGAGCAGCGCAACATTCTTTAACGACAATGGGCACGATTTTTACAATAGCGGTTCTGCGGCGCAGCTTTTTGACAATGTAGAGAGTGGTTCTGGAAGCGGTGGAGACTTCCCTTTGCCTGTAGACGGGGGAACGTTCACTCTTACTTTTACACAATTTAGTTCTGCACAGTCTGTTGAGCTTGAGGTCGAAGGTACTGGAAATGCACTGAAGATCAATGGTTCTTTTGTCACTATTCCTTCAGGCTCGCCCGCTGCAGCTACTTATAGTGTTAGCGGTTTGACAACTATTGAATGGTTGTATAATGGAGGTTCTAATTACTGCTACCTCGGATCTATAAAGGTTGATGGCAAAAAACTCATTGATCAATCTGTTAGCGTTGGCAACAATTCATTCCACCTCAACTTCTCTAATTCATCCGACGTTGGAGAAGACCAAGCAGGATCAAACGATTTTACTGCGAGTGGTATAGCATCTAGTGATATAATGAAGGACTCCCCATCGAGTGGTGATCCTTCCACTGATACAGGATTGGGTGGAGAATTAGTATCGGGTTATTCTGTACTGAATCCGCTAGCATCAGGAAGTTCTACAACTCTTTCTAATGGAAACTTGACTATGACTTCTGGTGCCACATGGCAATCTTGTCTTAGTACATTTTCATTTGTTGGTGGAAAATGGTACTATGAAGTAACCACTGTAAACAATCAGTATAGTTACGTTGGCATTTCTAGATCAAATCATAATTATCAAGTTGAGTACCCAAGTAAAAATAAATCTTGGGCAATGGTAAACGATGGGACATGTTATTACGACCAGATTGGTAGTGATGCAATCACTGTAAATACTGGAACATCGGTGGGTGCTAATGGAACAATTGGTGTTGCAATTGATGCCGATAATGGGAAAATATGGTGGGCTATCAATGGAACATGGTTGAATTCAGGAAATCCTGCAACTGGAGCAAATCCAATCTTTACTAATGTTCCAAGTGATGAAGAGCTTGTTGCTTGTATGGATGTTTATAGTAACACAGGAACTGCAAACTTTGGCGCTACTCCATTCAACTATCAAGCTCCCTCAGGATTCAAGACGCTCTGTACAGCAAACTCAACGACATCAACAGTCGTCGATGGTTCAGCAGCAATGGATACTGTGGTTTATGATTCAGTAGGTACTGGTGGTGGTCTTTCTGTAAGTTCTCTTCAATTCCAACCAGACTTATTGATATTCAAAGATATGGATGGTGGCAACAATTGGGTTTGGTTTGATAGTCTAAGACGACTTGGATATAAATTAGACAGTAGTAGTACAAATGGGCAAACAGATTTTACTTCATATTTTACATCAATTGATAGTAATGGATTTACCATTCCAGCAGGAAATCATGATATAAACAGAGATACCAATACCATCGCAGCGTACTGTTGGAATGCTGGAGAATTGGCAGTTTCTTCTGACACAACCAATTACGATCAATCTCAAGAGTGGAGTGCCAATATAACACCTGGATTTGGAGGAGAAAGAATATATGATGGAAGCACTATCACATATGCTGATTCTTCAACAACTGGTGGAGCAACATTGTTCTCAGGAACAATGACAATTCCAGCAGGTCAAGATCTGCAGATTAGAACTCAAAATGGTGGTGCAAGTTCAATTACTGTTGATGGTAATGCAGTTAGCACTGCTTCTGGTCAAGTCACTACAACATTGGTTAGTGGACCAGCAACTGTGAATACAATCACTGCTCCTACAGGATTCAACATCTACTACTTTACGATTGGTGGAAAGCAGTTGATTGATCCTGGTGTAATTACAATTGGTAGTTTTAATAGCTCTGTTTATGATCAAAGTCAAAACTTTAGCGGTAATACATCAAATCCCACTGGGTCTTATGGCAATGCTTCTAACGCTTTCGATGGAAATTTAAGCACCCACGCATCTCCAAGTTATGGTAATGAGATGACATATACAAATCCATCTCCTTCTAGTCATGTCATCGATACTTTTGAAATCTACATTGATATTTACAATACAGGTGTCACGGTAGAGTTGAATGGAACTAGTATTGTTTCTCAACTAACTACCACTGAAAACTGGTACACGATTTCAGGATTTGAAGGTCAAAACTTTAGCACTTTGAAGTGGGGACCAACATCAGGAAACCTTGAAGCACGACTGAAAGTTGTAAAGGTAAATGGAAAAATTCTCATTGATCAAGGTGTAACCGTACCCACCAACGTCCCATCACTTCCAGCAAAAGTAAAAAGATCTCCTGAGTATGGGTTCTCAATGGTAAAATACTTTGGAGATGGTAATGCGGATGTAACTGTCCCTCATAACTTGGGTAAAACACCAACGTTCTATATTGAAAAAAATGCTAGTGCCACTGGTAACTGGGGTGTTCTTACTAACGTTATTGATGGTTCAATGGATTTTCTGTATCTGAATTCCAACAATAGCGCAAAGGGAGATGCGTCACAAGCACAATTTACTGAGCAAACTTTCAATGTCCAAACACCAGCTAATCAGAATCTTCTAAACAATGAATACATTCAATATATCTGGACAGATATTCCTGGTTATTCTAAGGCAGGAGTGTACACAGGGTCTGGAGGGCAGCAGTTCGTACACTTGGGGTTCCGTCCAGCTTGGTTACTAATCAAGAGATATAGTGATACAACTGTTGGTGAATGGAGTGTTTATAATTCTACAAGATCTCCAAACAATGAGGTTCAAAGAAAGGTTTGGTTCAACAACATTTCAGGAGAAGAAGATCATCCAAATAACAGTCTTGCATTTACTGCTAATGGATTTATTGTTGATCCAGGATCAGATGCTCCTAATGTTCAATACACAAATAATACAAATATTGGATATTTATATCTTGCATTCGCGGGGAATCCATTTAGTAACTCCACTGCCTTCTAACCCATAAATAGAAACAAAAAGCCATGGCATATATTGGTAATATACCAAAGACTGGTAATCAAAGAAAGATTGATTTTCCGTTAGATAGATTTGGTGGAGGATCTGGATTCAACGGATCCTCTACGGATTTCTATTTGAGAGTTTCAGGTGACCCTGTATATCCAGGTGCATTTCAGGTGATGGCAGTTCTGAACGGTACTGTTCTTGAACCTGCAACCGATTACAATATCAATAACGATCTGATTGAATTCACCACAGCTCCAGCATCAGGTGCTACATTCTTCGCTGTTATTTTCGGTGATCGATTAGACATCGGTACAGTCAGTGATGGTAGCATCATTGCTGCGAAAATCTTAGACGGAAATATCACAACATCTAAGTTAGCTAACCTATCTGTGACGGCAGATAAACTAGCTAACAACTCGATTAACTCATCTAAAATTTTAGATGATGCCGTCACAGAAAATAAAATTATTGACGGAGCGATCACTCCAGATAAATTGAATTTGGGCGCAGCAAGTCTCCCAACTGCTCAAAGAGTTGGTCAATTTGCTGCAGATGGTAACGGTGATTACTACCTGACAAAACTTGTAAATAATGTAGTTACGTGGGTTCCGCTCCTCAATAAGGAGACAGTTTTATCTTATGTCAATTATGGTGTCGCGGTAAAGACTGGGGCATTTACTATTGACGGAACTGCAAACACATACAACTCAAATTATATGTTAGACAGCACGGGAGGAACATTCCAAATCAACATGACCGCAACTCCTTCCGTAGGTGATTTTATTAGATTTGTTGATGTAACAAATCAATGGAGTATAAATAATATTACTGTTGACTCTAGTGCCACTGGCGCGAATTTTTTAGATTATCTCAACACTACAGATTCTCAGCTTGCTTTGGATTCAAACGGTTGGGAGGTTCTACTTGTATATAATGGTTCCAACTGGAAAATCGTAACATAAAATGGCAATCAATCTATCAGACATAGCAGCAAGAGGTGGAGGTGGCGGAGGCGGAAGCGTCTCTTGGGACTTCCACGCAATCAAACGTGATTCGGATGGTATGCTTGTATACACTAAGGTCACTGGTGATGATAATGATGTGATTGATCTTATCACTCAACCAAAACTTGATGGTAACGGTGAACCTATTTTCCGCACACTCGATGATTATACTGTCGATGCAAACGGAAATCCTGTTGTTCAAGACACAGACATTGATCCATATTATCAGTATAGGTTTGATTCAAGAAGTCTTTCCTACTACATTGATAATGACGGTTTTTTAGTAGCCCGCATGGGACAAACTTACGATTACGCAACAAACGGACCTAAGTAAAAAAAATGGCAGATTTTAGACTTGGCAGATTAAAATTCAAGTGGAAGGGTGATTGGGCTGGTAGTACCGCTTACGTCATTGACGATATCGTCAAGTTTGGCGCGAATAGTTACGTCTGCACAACCAATCACACTTCCACAGCAAACGACACTGACTGGTATACCAACGATCTTTCCAATTGGGGATTGCATCTTGAAGGTGTAAAAAATGTTGGTGACTGGACAGTGAACACTTTCTACAAACTCAATGATGTAGTAAAGTTCGGTAATACGCTCTATCTCGTAACTACCGCACACTCTTCTAGCTCAGCATTTGCAGCATCAAACTTCTCTGAGTATGTCGGAGGTTTCCAGTTTGAAGATAGTTGGAGCAACTTGACCGCATATCAACCAGGAGACGTTGTTTCTTTTGGTGGATATACTTACATTGCAAAGCAACAAAATAATAATAAACAACCAAACCAATATCTGAATGCACCCAATGATTTCTGGGATGTTCTTACAACTGGATTTAGTGTAATTGGTGACTATAGTTCACTTACAACATACGCTCCAGGTAATATTGTTCAGTTTGGTGGATATGCTTATGTAGCAAAAACAACAACCGTTGGCGTTGCACCAAACCAACTAGGTCAAACCTCTTGGGATTTGGTTATCAAAGGTTTTGAATGGAAGGGAGTTTGGGGTTCCGCAACGACTTACTATCCAGGTGATGTTGTCTTCCGCTCACCTAGTACTTATATAAATATCTTAGAATCAACTAACAATGACCCCTTGACATCTTCGTCTAATTGGGAACTGTTCACTGAAGGTACAAACTCTGCGTCTTTGGTGACTCAAGATCAACTTAATGATTTGAGTGTCAAAGCTCTTGGTTACGCTATCACCTTTGGTGTATAAAAATATTCTCTCTCCCACATAACAAGACTTAGGAAAGAAAAATGGCAAAGAAATTACTTTACGATTACGTATTTGACGCTTCAGCGCAAACAGTGGCAATCAATGGTCACGTTGATCTGAAGAAACTCCTCTTTATTAATAATGCTACCAGAGGCACTACGATTTATGCTCTTGGTGATGCAAACCTGAGAGTTACAAATACCTCGTATGCGTCAGCAACGGATCAAACAACGTTCACTCTGAACTTTGATACGTCAACTGCTAACCATGCAGATGCCGATAAGCTCCAAATCTTCATCGATGAAGAGGGTGCAGAGTTCAAACCAACTGAAACTTTTATTGATCCAGTTAGTAAACTGAGAGTTTCAAACCCAAATACTCTGATTGATACCGACTTTGAGTATGGTCTTCAGTCAACAAAGTGGGAAACACTTGAGAGAATCCACCAAGTTCCATCTTTCTATTCCTCTACGGGCGACGTTCCTCTGGAAGGCGTTGACAAAATTGAATCTGTAAATAATTCAAAAGAAGTCACCGTCACCATGAAGTCCCCTCATGGTCTTGTCAACGGTATTCCTCTGGATATCCGTGGTCTTAGTGATCTTTTTGCGGAAGGTACTTTCATCATCAAAGCGATTCCTAGCGATAAAACCTTTGTATATGAAACAACCAGACCTCTGACTTCAACGGGAGAACTGCAAACAGTTTATACTAACGTAATTGTTGGTAGATTCTACGTTGGATCTAAGCTTGATTTTGGCGAGTATTCTGCTGTTACCACGGACCAGGCATCCCAAAGTGTACTGACGATCACTACTCCAGTAGAAACAAATTTCTCTCTGGGTACTCAGTTCTACATCACAAACTCTATTGCTGTAAAGAGAAAAGAGTTTGATGGTAGATCATTCACTTCAGGTGGTGCTGTTGACTGGGAAGAGAATATTTCTCAGTACGAAACAAACCAGATGACTCTTTGGGAACCAAAGGGTACAGATACTCAGCAGTTCCTGGTAGCAAACGCAGGCTACATGAACTCAGCAACAAACACCATCACTCATAACATCAACGGTGTTGCCACTGACCATAATTTGGTTACAGGTGACATGATGTTCATGGTGTATAAGAATGGTAACGTTACTGGATTCCAAGCTGCTGGTCAAACTGGTACGAACGCATCGTCCACAAACCCAGGCAATGGTATCTACTATGTTATCAGAGTTGATGCTCAAAACTATCAACTTGCAGATAGTGCATCAAACTGTGCAGGAAGCAACCCAGTTTCATTCACTCTGAGTGATGCAGGACAGGCTGCTACTCAGTTGGAGATGACATTGTTCGGTAGAGGTTATCAGTCTACCACAATGAACCCATATGAGTTTGACATCATTGAAGTTGGTGCTACTAATGATGTTGCATGGGGCAGAAAGCAAAGATACTTCTGGCCAGAATCAATCAACGCATCACAAGATACCATCAAGATTCCTCGCCACGAATTCAAAGATGGTCAACCAGTAATCTTTGTTTCTGGACCTGCACCTAACAGCGTTCCAGGTAACATGAGTAATGGTTATCCATACTATATCAAGTATGTTGATGCTGACACCATTCGTCTGACAACAAGTTTCTCATCCAGAGATCCTAACCACGATGGTCCATACTTTGGTGCTGGTGTTGGTGGTCAACTTAATATTACATCCCAAGGTAACCTGTACACATGGGGTACTCCATATTCCCTGTGGCCAGCAATCAAACTTGCATATAGTGTAACAAATAGTGCTTCTGGTGGAGCACAGAACTCTACTTCTTGGTCAAATAGAAACAGAGTTATTTGTGAGCACTCAGTTGTAAACCTTGTAGAAGGTGATAAGGTTGTATTCTTCTCTCAGTCAAGCGTTCCTTCAGGTCTCACCGAGACGAACAATAACTGGGATCAGAATATGAAGGATAGAATCTACTATGTAAGATTCCCTGCTATCAATACTGGTGTTTCCACAAATAACTTTGAATTCTCAGTATCCAGAACTCCAAATGGTCCTCTGGTTGATATCACAGGATGGGCAAACACTGAGAACGCATTCGTTCTGAAAATTGAAGAACTGGCAACTTCAAATACTTGGTTCTCTACCCAGCATGGTTTCGACAATAATGAAGAAGGTCAACCAAATTACTGGTTGAAGTATCGTTTTGATGCTCAGAACTCCACTGGTGGTGCTGTTGGTAATATGACTAATAACTATTGGTACTGGATGATTCCTGTTACTAATAATCACTTCAGAGTAACACTGGCATCTTCTTCTACTAGCAATACTCAACCAAGCAGCACCAACCAAATTAACCAACAGAATGCTAGATCAAACATCATCAATATCACTAGTTTCAGTGGTGACGTAACTAACTTCCGTCATAAGTTTAGAGGCGAAAATATTGATAACCCATATGAGGATACCTTCTATATCCCCAACCATGGTTTCACATCAGGTACTGCAGTCAGATATAATTCAAATGGAAACCCTGCAATTGGTGGTCTGCAAAATGGTACAACATATTATGTAAGAAATGCATCTACAAATAGATTTGAACTCTCCACCACATTTAATGGTGTAAGACTCAACATGAGTTCTGGTTCTGCAACTAGCACACCAAACCACTACTTTGAAGATGTTTCACCTAAGGGTGCTATTGATGGTTCATTTGAGATTACTGCAAAAAATGCAGATAACCTCAGATATGATATGCAGACAGACACTCAAATCTTTGGTAAGACTCTGACATTCCAACCTCAGAAATCTCTTGACCTGAAGAGAGGAAGATTTAGAATCAATGACCATGGTCTCAAAACTGGTGTCGCGGTTGTTTATACTAAGGACGCTGCAGGTACTTCAATTGGTCAGAATCCATCACCTGATGCTAACCAGCAAGCAGCTGGTTATACTTCACTGACTTCAGGTGATACGTATTACGCCTATAGAATTTCTAAAGATTACTTTGGTCTTGCAACTACTCTTGCAAATGCACAGTCAGGCACCATCATTACCGAATATTTCAATTTTGGTGATGCGGTTACTACAAATAGACAGCACACGCTATATGCAAGCAGTGTATTTGGTGAGGTAGCTGGTAATGGTCTTCTGACTTATACCACAAAAGATAAGACTTGGAACGGTTCTTCAGATAGTAACGTCAATACCTACAGTAACTACGTTACTATCGGTACTCACGAATTCTATAACGGCGACGAAGTTGAGTATAATGGATTCGCGGGTGCTACACCTATTGTTGGTCTGGAATTTGGTGAGAGATATTTCATCCATAGATGGGGTAGCACTATCATCTCGTTCCACAAGACAAGATCTGACGCTTATAGAAGAAGAAATCAGGTTAGATTGTTTGGTGCTGGTACGGGATCACTTCACGTTGTTAGAATTGCAACTAACCTGCTGAAGGGTACAGTTGATAGAGGTAAGTGGAACTCCACTTCAGAATATTTTGCTGGAGACATTGTTCAGTATACTTATTCATATCAAGGTGTCAACACTGATCTTTACTACGTTGCAACTCAAGACTCTCAGGGTAACTATGATGACTTGAGATATAACTATTCAAATAGCACAAACGTTGGTAGAACACCTCCTAACAGTGTCCGTGATGCATGGTGGAAGCGTCTGAATGATTACACTCAACCAGTATCAACTGGTGGTGGTCTTGAAACAAACATGATCAACCAGTACACTCCAGGTGAAAGCATCCTTTTGGATGATGAGCGTTATGTTGGTTATGGTTACGGTTATGGTTATTATGGTTACAGCAGTGTTTCTAATGGTGGCACAACTGTAACAGTTCCTGGTAGTACCTATCACAACTTTGAAATTGGTGATGGTGTTTACTATCGCAATGAAGGTAGGTGGAGAGCACTTGAAGATGATATCCCTTCTGGAGAGATCCCAACTGATTATTCTGGTCTTGTAGATGGTTCAATTTACTTCGTAAACACCATCAACTATTATCAGTTTACACTTCACCAGAATTCAGAAGATGCAAGACAGGGTGTAAACCCAATTACTCTTGGATATAGTACTGGTAATACCTCTTACTATAGCCAGCATAGATTCTACAAGACAGAATCCAGAGTTGTTCCTGCGAAGATTAGATCAATCTCTGATAGTGATGAGATGACAGTTGAGGAACCACAGACACCTGCGGTTATTTCATTTGACCCACAGTCAGTTAGCCCAATCACAATTTGTGACACCACTACCGAGATCTTCTACTTCGGTACTACCGATGATCAAGGTAATGATATTTCGAGTCAAATGCTGACTGGTACTCGCGTTATCTATTCTCACGATGATAACTCTAGTGCAATTGGTGGATTGACTAAAGACGGTAACTACTTCTTGATCAACCTTGGTGGTGGTTATTTCAGACTTGCTGGTAACGGGACTAACAGTTACACTTACAGACAGTATGCATACTCTGGTAATCGCACAAATATCACTAGTAATGGTCAAGGTAACAACCACTCAATCTCTATCTCGACTGAGAACTACAACAACGTTTCATACCTGCTGCCTACAGCACTGTATGTAAAACCATCTTCATATGCTCTGCACAGACCATTTGACGGTGGCGTTGAGATAAACCCTGGTACTTCTGCTGATTCTTCAGTTGTTAGACAGACCAGAAGATACTTCCGTTATCAGTCAGGTAAAGGTCTGCAGTACTCAACTGCTACCAACTTCAATCCTCCAATTGAAGTAAAATCTTTGGTTGGTGGTACTGATTCAAACAACAATCCAATTGCAACTGTTGTTACCAGAAGACCACACTTTATGCACGTCGGTGATGGTATCTCAATGAGAGATACTTCAGTTTCAACTGGTGTTAACTACTACAACGTTGAGAGTGGAACTGTTGCTAGTGTACCTGATGAATTTACGATCACATATTCTCTTGCAGGAAACCCATCTGATATTACTCCATCTGGATTCCCAACACTGAACAAGAACATGTGGACCAACTCCGTTGTTCGCGCTGGTATGTTTGATGACCAAAATGGATTCTTCTTTGAATATGATGGTCAATATCTCTACGCTGTTAGAAGATCTTCTACTCAGCAATGTGCAGGTACAGTAACATGTACTTATGGTTCACAGGTTGTAGATGGTAATGGCACGGTCTTTACTAAGCAACTTTCACCTGACGATTACGTTGTAATTCGTGGTCAATCATATAAGATTGCATTCGTTGTTAGTGACACCAGACTTTATCTGACAAGAACCTATCAAGGTATCACCTCACCTCAGATCATCATGACGAAGACTGAGGATACCAAGACCCGTCAGTCCAACTTCAATATTGACAGATGTGATGGCAGTGGTCAGACAGGATTTGAAATGGATCTGAAGAAACTTCAGATGTGCTACATTGACTACTCCTGGTATGGTGGTGGTAAGATCCGCTACGGATTCAAAGATCAGTTCGGTAAGGTCTTCTACTCTCACCAGTATGTACACAGTAACAAGTTTACTGAAGCATACTTCAGATCTGGTAACCTTCCTGCACGTTACGAAGTATCAAACATTGGTGATAGAACTGGCACCGCTAGATTCTCACCATCACTGTTCCACTGGGGTGCATCGGTTATCATGGACGGTCTGTTTGAAGATGATAAGGCATATCTGTTCTCGTCATCTACCGACACGATTTACCTGCTGAACCAGAAGTCAGACGGTGACGAAGATCAGGCAAACAGAGAGTATCCAATGCTTTCTCTGAGACTGGCACCTTCTGTTGACGCTGGTGTAACTGGTAATCTCGGTACTAGAGACTTGATCAACAGAATGCAACTTCAGATGAAGCAAGTCTCAATTACCATCTCTGACGGTGGTGCTTCAGTTGACGCATTCGTTAATAACCAAAACCAGGACCCTAGAAAGTCCTGTACTGTGAAACTTATTCTGAATGCTGACTTGTCCCAACCTAACTGGGATTCAGTTGCAGCACCTTCACTTTCAGAAGTTATTCAGCACTCACACTCAACTGATAATGAATTCGCGAAACTAGTTGATCGTACTTCTGCTGGTATCAACATCTTTGAGTTTAGAGCAGCAGCAAACGACACTACAGTTGTAGAACTGGGTGAAGTTGCAACTCTCGGTAACTCAATCCTTGGTGGAGACTATACCTTCCCCAACGGACCTGATACCCTGACAGTTGTCGTCATTCCTGACGATTCATATTCAAGTAGTTCTAGAAGATACACAGTTTGTTCTGCTAGAATCTCCTGGACTGAATCCCAGGCATGATACAGATCAAACCCTCCTTCGGGAGGGTTTTTTCATAAATATATAAAAGGGTTCCCGTGGGTACGTAAATGTCAGCAACTAAACCTGCTACCAAAGCTGAGTTGAAAGAATATTGTTTGAGAAGATTGGGAAAACCAGTCCTTGATATCAATGTTGATGATTCACAAGTTGAAGATCTTGTAGAAGAAGCAGTTCAATACTATAACGAAAGACACTTTGAAGGTGTTGAAAGAATGTTTTTGAAACATGAGTTCACTGCTGCTGATGTAACTCGTTTCAAATCTTCTAACGTAACAAATACCTCACCAAGCGGAGATGCTTGGTCAGAGAGAAATAATTATATTGAAGTGCCAGATCACGTTATTGGCATTAATAAAATATTCGGTATGACATCATCTTCCATTCGTGGAAATATGTTTGGTATTGAGTATCAATTATTTTTGAATGACCTATATCAATTTGGTGCTGTAGATATTCTAAATTACTATATGACAAAATCATATCTTGAAGATCTTGATTTTGTGCTGAATAGTGGTGCAATGGTGCAGTTTAGATTCAACAAAAGAGTTGATAGATTGTACATTGACGTAGACCCTAATGATGTAAAAGAAGGTCAATTTATTATAATTGATTGTCATAGGGCACTCGATCCTACTACCATGACTCAGGTATACAATGATTCTTTCTTGAAAAAATATCTTACTTCACTGGTCAAAAGACAGTGGGGTCAGAACCTAATCAAGTTCAAAGGTGTCAAGTTCCCAGGAGGAGTTGAACTTGATGGTAGACAAATCTATGATGACGCTGTTGGTGAGTTGAAAGATCTGGAAGATAAAATGCTTTCAACATATGAACTTCCACCACTAGATATGATTGGGTAATATGGCATCGCAAAAAAGCACATACTTCCCAGCATATGGGGGTACAACATCAGAACAAACTCTTGCTCAGGACTTGATCGATGAACAGATCAAAATTCATGGCAGTACAGTTTTTTATCTGCCAAGGACGCTGAATAATATTGACAAATTATTTCATGAAGACACTATCTCATCTTTCGATGCGTCTGTGGAAATTGAAATGTATCTGAAGAGTTATGATAAGTTCGATGGTGTTCAGGATGATACCCTGACTCGTTTCGGACTGAAGAATAATGATGCTCTCACTTTTTCAGTATCCAAAAGAAGGTGGTTGGAAGAATTTGATGGAAACTTTGCAGGTAAGTTGGCAGATGATCGTCCTGCAGAAGGAGATCTTATTTACTTTCCACTTACTAAAGGATTATTTGAAATCAAATACGTAGAGCATCAAGCAGACTTCTATCAACTTGGTCAGTTCTATACATATGATCTTAGATGTGAACTCTTTGAATACTCTGGCGAAGATCTCAACACTGGCGTTGATGAGATCGACGATATTGAACTTGAAAGGTCTGTCAAGACAAGTATTGTCTTTGATGACACTGCTTCACATAGTGGTACATTCCAGGCTGAGGAGCAGGTTGTAGGCGCTACAAGCGGCGCTACAGCGACAACAGTGTCTTGGGATGGTACAAACTACATTCTTGTTGTTTATGATAAGAGTAAGAGTTTCTTGGAAGGAGAAGTCATTACTGGACAAACTTCCAATGCTACCTGGACAATGAAACAATCTACAATTTCAGGTTCGCAGCAAATTGAGACTCAGTATATTACCGATAGCACTGAGGACAATACATATAATAGGAGTATTGAATCTTATGCTGACAGCATACTTGACTTTACTGAGAAAAATCCATTTGGTGAATTCTAATGTTTGGAGATTATTTTTACAACGAAGTACTTAGAAAAACTGTAGTTGGTTTTGGTACACTGTTCAACAACCTTGAAATCAATCGTTTTGATTCTTCAGGGAATGTTACAGAGGTATCAAAAGTTCCATTGTCATATGGACCAACTCAAAAGTTTTTAGCAAGGATTCAACAGCAACCTAGCCTGACAGGTAAGGATGTTCAGATCGTGCTGCCCAGGATGTCTTTTGAAATTCTTGGTATGCAATATGATCCTACTAGAAAATTAGCTCCTATCAAAACCGCAATCACCCCCAAAACGGGTGACACTAACAAAATTGTTAGACAGTTTCTACCTGTCCCATATAATGTCAACTTCGAGTTGGCAATTTTTGTAAAAAATCAAGATGATGGTCTTCAAATTATAGAGCAAATCTTACCTTTCTTTCAACCAGCTTTTAGTATCACTCTAAAGATGGTCAAAGAGACTGAAGAAAAAAGAGACATTCCCATCGTACTGAATAGCATTAATTATAGAGATGAGTATGAGGGTAACTTTGATACAAGACAAGTAATTATTTGGACTCTTCAATTCACTGCTAAGACATATCTGTTTGGTCCTACAGCAGATTCTGGAGTTATCAAGACAGCAATTACAAACTTCTATTCAGATACAAATACAACTACTGCGAGAAGAGAAGTTCAATACAGAACCGTTCCTAAAGCAACAACTGACCAAGACGGTGATGGTGATGTTGATAAGGATGCTAATAATCAACCAGACACATCTGACACAAATCTTCTGACACAACTTGATGATGATGACTTCGGATTCAGCACCACAGTTACATATAATCCCTTCTGAGAACCATGAAAGATTTTGATACCATTGACGACGCATTTGACGTGAGATCCACAGAAATTATAGGAGCACCAAAAAAATCTGAGATAAAGAAAGTTGAGTCTGATCCAAATCAAGACTATGATTATACGAGAGGTAATTTGTATTCTCTTATTGAAAAGGGTCAAGAAGCAGTCAATGGTATTCTTGAATTGGCACAGGAGTCAGACTCCCCCAGAGCATATGAAGTTGCTGGTCAACTTATCAAGAACGTTGCTGATGCCACAGATAAGTTGATTGATCTTCAGAAGAAAATGAAGGATCTTGGAGAGGATAAATCTCCAACTCATGTAACAAATAATGCTGTCTTTGTGGGTAGTACAGCAGAATTGCAGAAGATACTAAAGCAATCTCAAAAGGATAAATAGTAGAAACTGACTGTCTATATCTAGATGAAAAAAGTAGACAAACTAATAGAGAAAAGAATACAGTCTATGGGATACATCTACATTGTAGAGTTTTCCTATAGAGGTAGAAGAAAGTATTCTCAGTTTTTCTATCGTCAAGGAAATGTTGTCAAAAGACAGGATATCCAAGATGACTTAGAGAAAGTATATCCTGGTGCTATTCTTTTGTCGTTCTCTAGGTCAGAGCAGAATCCCGCTTTACCTCTGATTGTTATGAAAGAAGATCTTCGTGATTGGTTTGGCAAAGGTAAGAAGGGTGGTGCTGGCGGTGGCGGTTGGGATCGCTATAACACCAAAGGCGAGCGTATTGGTAAGTGTGCTAGAGAACCTGGCGAACCAAAACCAAAATGCTTATCCAAAGAAAAAGCAGCAAAGATGTCAAAGTCTGAGATCGGTAGTGCTGTAAAAAGAAAGCGTAAAGCAGACCCCGTTGCAGATCGTAAAGGTAAAGGAGGCAAACCCAAAATGGTATCCAATAATATTGGGGAGGAGTACATCGAAGAAAAGAATGTACCAACCAATCCAGCACTCTGGTCCAAGATGAAGTCCAGAGCAAAAGCAAAGTTTGATGTTTATCCTTCAGCATATGCGAATGGATGGGCAGCAAAGGAATACAAAAAAGCAGGTGGTGGATGGAAGTCTTCTACTAGCGAATCATATGGTGGCGGGGAGCGTAAGTTTTGTCAGTTGTGTGGCAAGCAAGAGAGTAGAATGGAATGTGGGTATGGTCCTGAAATGTGGGATAAATTCACAATAGCATCTGTTCATCCAGCAAACGAGGAGACAATTCTCGATAAAGCAAAGTCTTTCAAGGAGTTTGCTGAAGGTGCTGCCTGGACAAGGGCAGCAGGAAAAAACAAAAAAGGTGGACTCAATGACGCAGGACGCAGATCTTATGAACGTGAGAATCCAGGATCTGATCTGAAAGCACCTTCTAAAGTGAAGGGTAATAAGAGAAGAGACTCATTCTGTAGAAGAATGAAAGGTATGAAGGCAAAACTCACTTCTGCTAAAACTGCTAGAGATCCCGATAGCAGAATCAATAAAAGTCTTAGAGCCTGGGATTGTAACTGATGGCAAACACTAATTACGTTGGACGCGACATATCTAATACAGCAGATGATCCCCAACCAGGGCATACAACTGTTAATCAGTTCTCTGGTACAGAGGGATGGAGCACTGTAACTTATAGAGATTACAATGCGGATTATGTTCCAAGAAATGCAGATAATACTGTAAGAACTCCTGGCACATATCAGGCAAGAAATGTAGATAACTCTATCAGAACGCCTGCAGCATATCAACGCCGTGATAAAGACAATAACCCAGTATCAGGATAATAAAATGAAATCATACAAGCAATTTATTTCAGAGGCCATAAACATATCTGGGGATTTCAATGGAAATCTTTATATGAACTCTACGCAAGATTCTCCACAGCAAGTTGAAGAGACTTATGTTGCAGATATTACTTGGATGGGTAGCATTTACCGTTTAGAATTTGTTTCCGATTCTGATAGTTTGCCATCAACTCAGGATTTATCAGAAGAATTGCAGAATGAATATCCTGGAGCAATTGTTCAATATATCTATCCAGCAGAAAGAAAACAATCATCAATAAAAAATTCTAAAAGATATCATCCAGCAAAGTTGGAATGGATTTGAATTATGGCAATATGGAATAAAAATACACAGGACTTTCTAAACCAAGAAAGAACCCTTTTTGAAGTGATGATGCTTGCCAATAAAGATGGCACAGTTTGTGATGAAAACAATCCCCTTCCTGTTACTCAAGGAAATACTGATGCTTTTGGAAGAAACCGAGTATCTATACCATTAACTTTATTTGATTCTTCACACAGATTTGCCGACAATAATCTTTGGAGCACGGCAACTGTAACTG